AAGAGCTTAAAAGTTCTTGGCTAGTCCATTTTACTGATGCTAGTCCGTTAAGTATTCTAAAAGAAGGTTTTAAAGGAAGGGACTATTTTGGAATAGGGTTAACAACCCAATTTAAAAAAGATGCAAATCCCGGTGATCTAGCTTTTGCCTACCCTATTAATAAAATCAAAGAGATGTTTCGCTACGGGAACAATGCTGTAGTTTTAAAAGTACCTGAATGCCTAGAAGCATATCATATAGGTGATGAAGAAGATCAGATTATTTTTGATGTAACTAAAGTAACAAAGATGTTCGGACTTGTTTACAAAAAAGGTACTGATGAGTATGCTGTAATAAACAAAAACGGAAAAGAAGTTAAAAGATTTTTGGCTACAAAAGCTAATCTTAAGAAACTTGCGGTGGGGTCAACTAAAACTGTACCAGACAAAGAAGATCTTGAATTCTTTTTTGATGTTGTAAACCAATATACAAGTCCTTTACCTACAGACAGTTTTTCAGGGTTAGGCTATCTTATTACGTGTATCAAAGAATTGCCACAGGGTATATTAGACAAGTATAATGATTACCCTTTTGAAGTATATCGAGGTACACAAATATCTAAGAAAAAGTACACTGAAATTCTTAAAGGTGGTTCTCTGAAAATAAAACCTTCTAGTTGGTCTAAAGATGAAGATGAGGCAATCAAATTTGCAAGAGGTTGGACAGACCCTAAAACGCACTCGATATTGATAACAAAAAAAATTAGTAATTCAGACATACTGCTAGATTTAGAAGCTATGGCAAGTGATGGTTTTTTTGAAACTACTGCCATAGATATAGATAGGATAGTAGACGAGTCCGAAATTATTTTGAAAGGCATTACAGTTACTAAAGATAATATCCAACTTGTAGATAGAGATGAGGATGCGGAGTATGCACAAGGATCATTACAGTGCATTCTAAAATCAAACCCAAAAACTAAAAGTAATAATACTTTTTCTAGTGTCAAGGATACTGACTTTCCCTACTACCGTGTTAGTGATTCTAAGCGTAAGCCATCTGCTACAGAAGATGATAGTAGGCACGACCCATACGGCATTTATCTGTTTATTAAAGGTGAGTATGTTGACGTTGGTGGGTGGTCAGATATGAAATATAGGTGGGATGCAAAATTAAAAAGCGGTACACGTTTACTTGATCTTGGTAATATAAAATTACCTTTGGCAATTAAACTATTTAAATTAGCAGGTTTGCCTACGTTGAGGGATGTTTGGAATGTTGGTAAACAAGACGGTGTGGGTGGGAGTTATGATATTCCTGAAGAAGAAGTCAATAACTTATTCTACCCTTTGACTGTAGGAAAAGACAATCCTACCGATGAAGATTTGCGGAAAAATTTAATGTCCAAAAAGCATCTTAATGCTTACCGAATTTTGCGCTTACAATATCCTTACTTCAAGACTAACAAAGCGTTTTCACAAATATTTGAATCTGCTGGCTATGATGGGTTAAAAGATGATGATGGTGGGGGGCATATTTATCCTATGGAACCTCAAATTATTATTTTCAATCCAGCCAACATCATATGGGGAAATTTAGAAAAGAATATAGCTGATGATGATGTCTATTGCTTGCAATAAAAAAGATTTGATTAAACTAGTTTAATTGGTGGTATATGGCAAAAGAAACTGATGAAATAGATGTATTTAGTCCTTATGATATATTTGAAAACCTAAAAAAGAATAATCTCGACCCCTCTATTTTTGATACTATTGATGAAAGAGATTTCCCCAAGGCACCTAACTTTCTTGAGTTCGCTATCGGGCCGCAATTTCTTAACACCTTAATACTACCAAAGCAGGTAGAGATTGGTACTAAATTATTCTGTGATTACTGCCCAAGGTGTTCTAAAGAAGGTTATGTTGATAGATTATTCGATCAATCCGTAGGTAATATCAAAGACAACATAGTATTTTTAGAACATGGGGTATGTCCTAAGTGTAAGGTTAATCGCTTTGAATTAATTAAATCAAAAGAATTAATCTTTCGGAATGAACTTGTTGGCGTGGCTGGTCAGAGATGTATTCCTAAAGATTCTTTAGTAAATACAAAGCGTGGTGTTCTTAATTTAAAGGATGTTGTTGTTGGCGACAGTTTGACACATGGGGGTGTTAGTAATTATTTTGAGTCGGGTATGTTACCTTCTCTTCGGCTGAGAACTAAATATAATTATACTTTAACAGGAGCTAAAGATTCTCATATTGTACCCGTCCTAAAGGTTAGAGATACCACTAAAAGATACACAGAAAAAACTAAATGGAAAGCTGAATTATATGTAGAAGATAAGCACATAAAAGATTGTGTTGTCGGTGATACTCTCTTATTACATATGGCTGATATGTGGCCCTCTGAACGCTATCAATTACCCCTATATACTTTCACTAGGACTAATGCACACTGTAACAATTATAATACTTTTGATTTTCCAACAGAGGTTACCCCTGAACTTGCCCGTATATTAGGTTATGTAATAGCTAATGGTGAATGCACGAGAAAATATAATATCAGAGTTATGCTAAGTAACGATGAGACAAAGAAAGATTTTATCAGATGTTGTAACGCTGTATTTGGTAGAGATCCTTCAATAGATAGTGATAGAGAAACGTGTACTTCTTATTCTATTAATGGTATATCTGCGGTACAGTGGTTAACGCAAGTCGTTGGTTTATGTGTTGAAAAATCTAGGAATAAATCTGTTCCTACATGTATTATGCAATCACCTAAAGAGATTATATGTGACTTTTTAATGGCTCTTTTTGAATGCGATGGCAACATCTACCATGAAAAAAATAGTGTGTCTATTCGAATCCAGTATGCCTCTGTTTCAAAAAAGTTGATTTATCAAGTACGTTTGTTATTACTTAATATGGGTATTGTGACTAGATGTGAGAAATACCAAACTGTTGGTTTTAAACAAAACAATATTTATACCGATGATGTTGAAGAAGGTAAGGAAGGTTATTCATTATCTACAAAAAATGCTGAATTTGTCAGAAGGTTTTCAAATTTAATAAAGTTTGTAAGTAAGCAAAAAGTAGATATTCTGTCCAGTATTGTAGCTACTGGCAGATTTTGTTTTCATACTCCTGTCGGAGACTTTTTATACAAGTCATTTGATAAATGGAATCCATTATTAAAAGAGTTATATCTAAAAGGGTATTTCCCTGTTCCAATAGAACATATTGAAGATGGTCCTGATATGGAGATGGCAGATGTCAGCATACCAGATACTAATCTTTATACTGCTGATGGATTTGTCCATCACAATTCAGGTAAAACTAAATTAGTAGGATTACTTGCCGCATATGTTAACCATAGATTCCTTAAGATACCTAGTCCTATTAGAACATTTAATCAGACTTCAGGTGATATGTTAGCAGGTACCTTTTCTGCTCTTTCTGCGGACCATAGCTTTAGAAACCTCTGGCAAGCCTTTAAGGGTTTCATGGATGGCTCCCCTTGGTTCCAGAACTACCATCGCTTTATTAAAGGTGAAGAAAAAAGATTAGGTGTAGAATTACTTCATGAATTAAAAGCATCTATTTTTTATGGTCACAAGCATCTCATGTGGTCTGCTACTGGATCACAAGATAGAAAGATGCGTGGAGATACTCGTATTTTTGCTGCAATCGATGAGCTTGGTTGGATGATTTCAGATGAACAAAAAGCTGATCTTCAAAACATGAATGCAGATGCTATCTATACCGCACTATCTAACTCATTAACAACTATGAGAACTAAATTTAATAGAGTTTACAATGCTGAAAACTTTGATCTACCACCTATATTCATGTGCAACATTTCATCACCTAGTTCAGTAAAAGATAAGATTATGCGCCTTAGTAAAGAGGCTAAGAGAAATGATCGCATTTTTGCTATCCAGTGTGCCTCTTGGGAGATGAACCCTGACTATACCTACGAGGCTCTAAGAGAAGAGATGTCCCATATTGATGAGCTAACCTTTGCTCGTGACTTCGGGGCTGAACCACCTTTAGCATCAAACCCATTTATTCCAGAGCCTCGTCTTATTGATAAGATCGCTACGGGGGAACCCTTTACTAGCTTTACATGTACAGAATATCAAGAGAAGGATTTTCTTGGTGACTATTTCAAATCTGTGAAATTAAATATTTTGAAACCCGACAAGAATATCCCACGTCTAGTCTCTTTTGACTTAGGTAGTATGAAAAACTCTTTAGCAGTTTGTTTATTTTCATTAACTCCTGATTTAAAGCCTAAACTTGAGTTTGCTTTTGCAGTAAGACCTACTAATAAAATTAGAGCCAATATAGCTAAATTTTTTGAAGATTTTACAGTGACTCTAGTGACACACTTCTCTATCAAACATGCATTCTTTGATCGCTGGCAATCCTTAGATCAAATTGAAAGACTCAAAGGTATGGGTGTCAACGCTCAAGTACATAGTGTAACCTATAAAGAAATGGATTCAATAAGAGGTTCTATTTTATCCCAAAGCATAGTTATGCCTAAATTAGAACACACGATGGACAAATATGTACGGGAGTATATAGAAGATATTCAGCATATTGATGCACTTGCTTTACTTGGGTTACAGTTTTTAACTGTAAGGGATATGGGCCATAAAATGGCTAAACCTTTACTTGGTGATGACGATGTTTTCAGAGCTTTTGTTTTAGGGGCTACGATGCTATCAGATCCTAAAGTAAAAGAAGAATATTTAAAACAAGGCGTGGAGATCAAAACGGGTCAAACTGTAGCATACTTGGGTACGGTCAGGTTACGTTCTGCTGGTGGGGGTATGGGTGCAGGGGGAGCTATTGAGGGTGAAAAGGGTAAGATGCTTGGAACAATAAAATCTCGTAGGGGAATGGGGAAATAAAAATGGAAAATTCTGAAACAGAAACACAAGCTGATATGACACAGAGAAGTATTGAAGATTCAATAAAGGTACGTAAGAGAAGGCACCGGTTAAAGAAAAAGTTTGTATCTCTTTTAGTTAGTAAGGGTATGGCTGAGTATATTCGATTTTATGAATCCTCTTGGCTTATGTGGGAGTATTACATAAATGCTGAACTAAAAATTGTTGACAAAATGTTCGAGGGTGGTTCCATATTACCTATGATGCGAAATAGTAGAGATCAAGAACTTGTCAAACTTCAGATCAAAGAGATCCTGAAGGCAATTAGGCATATTCAAAAATAACTATTAAATTTAATAATGAATAACTATAAGGAGCTTTTTATGGGAATTGATTGTGCCAAAAAAGTCGCTGAAATAGATTTCATATATGACCTTGGGCTAAGGCGTAGTGAATTTAAATCTATAACAGCTAAACTACATCAAATAAAAGCAAGGTATTCATCAGATGATGAATGGTTAGCAGCAATACAGTCTTTGACTAATTCTGTTAGAAGTGATCCACTAAAGGATGAAATCAAGAAGCAAGCCTATGCTGTTAGTCAACTATGCCCTGTGTGTGGAAAGGTTAGTGAGCCTATTACACTTATGAGAAACCGGAAGGCTTTTTATTGTAAACAACATAGGGCTGTTTCACCTGCAATTATTGCTGAGAACTAAAATTAAGAGATATTAAGAGATAGAGGAATAATCATGCCGTTGTTTAAGTTCAACTCACATCCAGCACCGGGGTATCATGCAGATGGTTCTTTTGTAATTCAAGATGCCAAAATGGCAGCTAGTCTTAAGACCAAGAAAAAAGTAACGGCTGATATTTGCGGTGGTGGTGGTGCCGGAACAGGGAGTGGTGGTTATGGTACTGGGATGGGCGGTAGCTCGTTCGGTGGTGGTATGGGTGGTGGTGCTGGTACCTTTGGTGATCCGGGGTTAGGTAATAGCTCATTCGGTGGTGGGATGTCTGGAGCTACGGTAGACAGATATAACCCTATTAGAGATCGCCTCGATGAAGGTAGTATTGTTGAAGATTGGATTCCAAGGGACGCATCTGGCTTAGATGAGATGTTTAAGCTGATGTATAACAGAGATCATATTGCCGGAGTCGTTGTCGATTTAATTGCAGAGCTACTGTGGTCGGACTTTGATTTACTTGGTGTTCAAGACCCCGTTATTTTAAATATCTACAGAGACACAATGGCAGCTATTGATCCACTAACATGTGGTCCAGAGCTTACTCGTGAATTTTTAGTTATAGGTCGCTGTGCATCCTCTATGATTTTCAATAAAGAAAAAGGGATTTTCAACGACATCATAAGTCACGATCCTAGTTTTTTGAGACTGACTCCAATTCCCATGAAGGGATTTGATCCTAAAATTGATTTAATCCCCTCACCTGCTATGAGAGCTTTTATTGAGTCCAATGACCCAAGGGATATAGATGCCCGTAAATCACTACCACCAGCATATATAGCAGCAATAAGAGCCGCAGGGAGTGGTAGTGCTGGTACCTCTAGTTACCGACCATCACAACAATTTGGTGGGAGTTCAAATCGAAATGAAACAATGGGGATACCATTAGATCCGATTAATACTCTTTTCCTGCCAAGAAAAACATTTGGACATGATAACATTGGAACGTCACTCTACACACGATTAATAACCTTTTGGGCTTTAGAGAAAGCATTAATTAATGCGACCATGGCATCAGCCAGAAGGCGTTCAAGAAGTATTCTTCATATCAAAGCTGGTATCGATAATATATGGGAGCCAACCGCACAAGAGATGGACAATATCGCAGGTATGTTCATCCAAGCTGATGAAGATCCTGTAGGTGCGGTTGTGTGTACTAGAACCGGTGTGGATACTAATGAAATTAGAGCCGGTCAAGATTTTTACAAGTGGTCTGATGAATGGGCATTATTAAACGAGGGTAAACTTAGAGCACTTGGTAGCAATGATGCGTTACTGAGTGGTGATGCGACATATAGTAATCAAGAAGCTGCCCGTATGTTCTTTATGGAAAAAGTCTTAAGACTACGAGAAACACTTACCCAAAGAATATTCTACAATAAACTATTTCCATTAATAGCCCGTATTCATGGTTTCAAAAAAAGAACTACAGCCGAACTGCAACATAAAATTCGAATGACGGGTGATAGTAAGTCTGAACCAGTACGGTTAACTCAACGGCAATCACTTGAAATACCTGACAGTGAGTTAATAGTTCCTACTATTAGCTGGCGTAAAGAGCTTGTCAGTAACGTCAATGCTGAAAAACTAGACATCTATGATCGGCTCGAAGAAAAGGGTGTGCCTATCCATTTAAGAGATTGGGCCGCAGCAGGTAATATTGACTTAGATTATCAAATGGCCGCACTTGAAGATGATGCTGATCTAAGGCAGCAGGTCAATAAGTGGAAACAGTCTTATGAGACTCCAGAGGGAGATGATGGTGCAAATGAAGCTAGGTTACAGTTTATAGAGTCGCTTAGAGGTTTATCGCACTCTAGTTTAAAACAAGCACTAGGTTCATCTATTCAAGAACTAGGCCCGCTTTCTAATTATATCTTCTGGGGTACTAACGCTTCACTGGGACCAATGAAAGCAACAGAACTAATTTCTTTTCTTCAGACTATTTCACCTGATGATAATAGCTACAAGATTTTAGCAGACCCTATGACATTAAGGCACCGCTTGATACAGCATTTTCAAAACAATATTAAAGCTGAGATTGCATACTACTTGATGTTTAGAAGTGGTTTAACACCAACTAAGCCTACGTTATCCAATGAGAGTATATCCGTTATCTCTAGTCAGATAAAGGCATCCTTGGATCAGTATGCAGTACATGGTCAAGTATATCAGTTAGGAAAAGTCGCTGAGAAGGAATTAAGTATAATAGGTGCTTTGAGTGAGGATAGGATTGTACAAAAAAGAGGAGCTATTGATAAGAAATCTCAAACTGTAGATAAGATGATACGAGATAAATCTTCCAGTATTCCTACGGATAAACTTTCAAATAAGAGTAATAACTTATTTTCGGGGATTTAATATGTTAACTAAAGCAGAACTAAAGAAACAATTAAGTAAACTCGGTGTTCAGGTAACTGGTAACCATGTTAAGAAAAAAGATCTAGTCAGGATATTAGCTGATGATAAACCACAAAAAGAATATTTTAGCGCAGATGTCAAAGAAATAGTGTTCGATGTTTATGTTGGTGGTAGTGATATCGATAAATCTACATTACTTAATTTTAATGAAGCCTTGTGGAGTTGTGTTCCCAAAGAGTTAGAAGGTCCGAGAGATGGGACTTATAAAATGACTTTTGATGTTGATGATGATTCAAATATGTCTGCATTTGTCGAGAATATAAAAAAAACGGTAGTGTCCGCTATTAGCAAGGTAATTTGATTTCAGGGGGTTACTATGACCAGAAACGTAATAGGAATTGCAGGTATCGAAAGTGTCAGAGACAAAAACGATAACGTGAAATATTATTCTGTTACGTTTTTGAATAACCTCTACACATGGCAGAAAGACCACCCTAAAGATGTATTGCATATCATAGATGCCCGGAAGTTCCTTAAAAGTAAAACTCCTATAACAGATATCTGGAATGAAGCTAGGTCGGCATTTGGTACAGGTGGTATCGATTGCTTAGTTTATTCTGGCCATGCTACTGATGAGCATTTGTGGCTCTATACACATGTGTTGAAAACCCATCCTCATGAGGAAAGATGTATCGGATGGGAATTTGATTTTACCGCACCTTTTAATCCCGATGCAGAAATATGGCTAATGGGGTGTCAGTGCGGTGGGCATGATGGTAAGAAATGGCTTAATAGCATAGCCCAAGTAATGGCAGATAAACTCGATAGGCGTGTGTGGGCTTTTGTAAGCAAGTGCGCTCAGAAGAAAATAAAGGGTGGTTACTATCAGGTTCCTGATATCGGTGGGTATGTTGAGTTTGTGAAACAACAGGGTGTTGTATGAATTCATCTCCAAACCATATAAATTTTAACCAATTTCACACCTTGTTAGCTGCGTTACGTAAAGTTGTCGCTGAAGCACAACTTACTTGGTCCGATGATTATGATGGTGAGGATTTGGGTGATGCCGTAGATCACTACAATTACATTAGTAATCTTAATTTTGGTAAAGGGGTAGACATTAACTCTGTTGAAAACACAGGTACAGAGTTGTTTGACCCTAAAGATATTTTATCTAGTAAAATTAAAAATAAAAAACCTGTGGGTTGGCTGAAAGAGTTTCCTAGATCTTCTTGGGTAGATGAATTCAAAAATGTATATGGTAGAGACTTAACACACATACTGGAAGCTGAAGATATTAACCTGCCTATTATGATTGAAGATACATTGTGTGATGGTTATGCAAGAGTGACACTAGCGTATGCATTAGATGAGAAAGTTCCTATAGCTATTTTTGAGGGGATTTCTGAAGAAACAGATTAATAAAAAAGGAGAACTATTTATGTTAACAAACCCTACAACAATTATTCGAGATGGTGATGGGAACTCTATTGGTAACATAGTTGAGTTCTCTATCAAACTTCAGATGAATGATCCTGTCATATATGTCACATACATGTGTTATAAAACCGATGAAAAAGGCATAGCTAAAATTCAACAAGGCAACATTGTTTACAATGTACTTCAAAGTTGGGAAGCTACGCTCCTAGCATGTAAAACAACTAATGTTGGCTTGGAGATCATGGTGAGTAAGCCGCAGTGGATGGGTGAGCATAGGGTAGCTTATAGTGGGAAGTAAGAAAAGAGTCAATATGCAAAAAAATGATTTAATAAAACAATTAACTTCACTCGGAATTAAAGTTCAAGGTGGTTTTGTTAAAAGAAAAGATATAGAGAAGGTTTTAGACAAATCCTTTTTGATTCGAAATCTTGCTAAACATATTTTATTAGCTAATGACTTAACAAAAATTCCGTTACCACCTGATCTTCAAGGTAGTTTTAATTCTAAACCTCTTTTATCGAATGTTGTTTCTGCTTTAGCGGCTATAGGGTCTGATAAGTGCAAAAATGCTTTGGCTAATATATGGATGCTTATAAATCCAGATAAGCCTATACCACGTTCAGATGATTGGATGTCTGAAGGTTCTGATGAGATAGAAAGAGGGGAACATCTGGACTGGAAATCTATTGTGCGTCCATCTAATGCTGTTCTTAAAGATCCTAAGATTGTTACTAAATATAAGGGACTAGACAGACATCCGAAAGGCTATTTTAGGACAATTCAATTTGATCCTGATGTCATTGCTAAGGCAATATATCCAGTTGAACATGACATGAGAGATGATGGTGACTATATTTTTTCTGCGTGGAAAAAGGGAGAGCTAAGTCCGATTATCACGATAGATAACCATTTGGGCGATGGTAGTCATCGATGTATGCTTGCTTATTGGCTCGGTGTAGATGTTGCTGTAGTTGAGTTGAATATTTGACCGGGTTGTGAAGAAATAATTTCTTTCTCATTAGGTGATTAATGACTCGTGGGATTAATAAAAAACTACAAGATGAGTATGTAAATAATAAAGAGAAATCTCGTACTGAGAAAATGAAGATTGGTAAAGGTAAGCGGTTTTTTACCTATACATCAACATTCGGTATGGCTGTGGTAGCTAGGTGTCCTTACTGTAATACGGTTACAGGATTATCACGAGAACAATCTGGTCAATATATGCGCCTATGTTTTAATATGATGTTAAGTGTAGATACTGCAACAAAAGCCATTTGCAATTTTTGTAATAAAGAGGTCTACGGGTTTCATTCCTAGCTATAGAACGGGGTAGCCATGTCACGTAAAAAGATTTTGACCGCACTGCGAAGGGTATTTTCACTCAAAAAACCCCATCAGAAAAATACTAAAGTAATCTCAAAAAAAGTATATCTTGGGTATGATGTTGTGGATTGGCTAGAGTCTTGGGTTTTTTCAGTGCCTAGTAGAAGAGAAACCCCAACTAAAAAAGTTTTAACAGATTTAGGTCAGGCAGAGAACATTAAACCTTTAAGACCTATGACACTGTATCGTGGGTTTAATCAAGGGGATTCAAAGACTCTTGAAATGTATATGAAAAAGTTTTTTGGCGGTATTGTTAAGGTAGGTGATACTGTTACTATCCAAGATAAAGAGTACTCCTCATGGACAAAAGATATAAAGATTGCTAAAGAGTTTGCTTCGAAAGAATTAATAGGTGGTCAAATAAATAAAAAATATGATGGTCTTGTAGTTAGTGCTGTATTACAACCAAAAGACATGTTGGTTGAAATTTCAAAAGTTCAAGGACTAGATACCGCACTTTCGAAAGATATCCGAGAGGAGAAAGAGATAATAGTTAACCCCGGTACATTTAAAGGTGTGATAGTAAGCATACTAAAATGGAAATGACTTATATATCATCCCTTAAGTGACTTATAGGCTTATATATCATCCGTTCAAAGCCCACTCTTTTACCTTATCAGCTTCCTTTAATCGTTTACTTCTTTTCTCCCCTACAAATAACCCTTCTTCTTGGTACTTTTGTCGCACTCTTCGAATAGATTCCATGGTAGGTGTATCTTCATCCATTATGATTTCTTTTAGCTTTGCATAAGCCTCTGGACCAATTTTGTGCTGCATACCATATTCCATATTTAAATACGCAAGCCAAAGAAGTTTATCAGAGTCTCTAAGAACAGAATAATTTTCGAGAAGAAAACCTACACGATCTTTGATTGTGACGACACTTTCAGATACTGATGACATATTAGTCTCCTTATAGAAAAGGGCGATTAGCCCTTTTTTTTAGATAGCTACTTTCTTTTCAGTTAATGAGATTGTGAATTCAAAACCATCAATAATAAGTTGGTTCTCTTCTCTTGAACTAAACTCTGTAAACCATTTTTTGCATAGCAGTACAGCAAACTTTGTTTCTTGAATTTGCCTTCTTACTTTTTTTAGTTCATTACTCATTTCAGAGATTTTACTAGTAAACCAATCAAGACTAGGCTTAGTTTCATTTTGATACATAGCAATACCGGCAGATACTAATACATCACTTGTAGTGAGTTTTTTATTCTCTTTCATCTTCGCTGTTACTACTTCAATCTTAGGTAAGCTAGATAATCCTTTTACCTTAATAGCAAACTCTTTAGCGAAGTAAAAATCTGTTGACTCACTATCAACGACTGGTGGTTCATACGCTCCAGTTTTGGTATTGATACCAATTTCTTCTAGGAAGGCTTGTTGTTTCTCAATAAAGGTTTTAGCTGTCTCAGCAGTAACTTCTTTTTCAGGGAAATCTTGATCTCTAAAATACTTTAATGATTTAAGAGTCGCCTTTAGCTTTTGCTCCTGAATAACTAGCTTACAAAGTTCAGTAGCCGAAGTTTTACCTTCAGCAATTTTCCTGTTAACTATAGGAACTGCATCTAGCCGAATGGTGTAGATGCGGTCTTTGTCATACTCTGAAGGATCAATAACACCTTTTTGTACTAAGGCATTATATGTCGCCTCAGAGAAAGTAGATGGAACTTTGGCAACATTCAAAATACCATCTTTGACAAAGGTATAGTTTTTGAACTGATAGGTATTATATTTCTGTGAGAGATTATATTTTTTAGCTTCATCGGGAAGATGAATATGTCCTTGAAGAATAGCTCTTAATGAAAGATTAAGTTTAGTTTCATTCCATACTACATCTGCAAAGGATGCCTTAGAATCAATATCTGCTTTGAACTTTGGATATTTTTCATCTGGTAAAGATTGCTTACCAATTCTTTTATAAATAAACGCCTCGTGGCGTGGGTAAAAATATGCATCCTTATCAGCAGCAAGGATATCAAGGAGATCCAGTAAACAAAAGGCATCTGCTGGCGGCACATATCCCGATACTTTACCGTCTAGGAATCGTTTAGAGGGGTCTACAACAGCGTTTCGGATGCCTTCCTCGGCTACCCCGTACTCAGCATTGGTAAAGCTATTTGTGACCATATCTATGAGCTTCTTGTCACCGAGTGAACCTAGCACATCGATAGCAACATCTGTTTTAGTTTTTTGAGTCAAGATGAAAGCCGCAGCATATAATGCTTTTTCAAAAGGTTTATTACTTTTGGTGAGCTTGATTCCCTTTGGTTTTGTATTTGTGAGAACAAACAAAGATACCTTTTCATTATCGTTGCAGGAAATATTTACTTCGTTGTCCTTATTGGCGGCATAGAGGTTTATGCTGTTGCCGTTGATGTTATAAATAAGAGTATCTTGATTGATCTCATTTTTCAGTTTCACAACTAGTTTTTTACTCTCTTGTGCGGTTTGCATAAAAGATTCTAGTGATACTGAAAAAGATGGCAAATTGGCTGAGTGGGTTAATGATCCACCAATCTTTTCTGCCATGTCAGACATTAATTGCTTATTGTAGTAATCACCATACCCAACAAGTAGTGAAGAAGTAATCTTATTGTTTAATCCCTCGATGGCAGAATTAATCTCTTGGAGTTCTCTTGTGTATGAAGATACAACTGGGTACCCATCTGTAAAGAACACTAATGAAAAACATGAAGAGAAAATAGCTAAATCTTCTATTATTTGTTTCGTGTCATGGAGTATTTCAGAAAAGCAAGTACAGCCCATAGTAGTATTATTTGCTAGGAGCATCTTCTCTAGTAATGAATAATCCTTTTCTTCGGTTACTTTGAACCCTTTAATAATAAAATTCTTCTGACCCTCACCAGAAAACCAACCAAAAGTAATAGTATCCCCTTTAGGTATTTTCTTTACTCTCTCAATCAAATCATCCACGAGTTTGCTGAGAAGTCCATACATAGAACCAGATCTATCATATAGAAATATGTGGTTAACGGGATCACGAGTTAGCTTCTTTTTTAGTGTATCATCCAAAGAAATAAAGCTATACTCAGTTAAGAAAAGATTACTGTTGACTTGAATATACTCATTACCAAACTTGTTATTCATACGGTACTCCCAAAAAATATGAAAATGTACAATGTAAATCCAAAAAATATGTATATATGTGAATTACTACTGTAGTGTTATAACACTTTACAATTTGTTTGCCAAATTTTTTCAGAGGTGTATTAATGGAAATAATAGATAAACCAACACTACTAGATAAACTGTACGTGCCAACACATCTAGTACCGTTTAATGCTCTGAGTGATTTTATGGCTACAGTGAGAGATGTTGAGGGTACCGATAATAATCTTCAATTTTTTGAACATGATTATGAATCAGGTATTAGTAAATTTGCTAGGGGTGATTTAGAATTACTCAATAAGCATTTTGGCCAGTATGGTATTGAGGATAAAAGAGCAGTAGTGCCATTAGGGATACCATTAGAGTTTAGTGGTACCCTCAGACATAATCAGCAAACAGTAGTCGATAGTGTTTTAAATAGTGATGGTGCTGGCCTAGTTTCAGCCCCACCTCGATTTGGCAAGACAGTTGTTATGACGTACCTGACATGCAAGATAGCTCAGAAAACATTATTTCTTTCACATCAAATCGATTTAAGTAAACAGGCTTTGAAAACTTTTTGGAAAATGACCAACATTTTAGATCTGGAATACGATGCCAATAAACAACTCATAGGCATTGTAGAAAAGTGGGAAGATCTAGATAGGTTTCATATTTGTTTCATGCCATATCAAAAATTTATCCAGAATGAGAAATCTTGGAAAAAGTTAGCTGACTATAGAGATAAATTTGGACTGGTGTTTGTTGATGAGGTCCATAGGTCGAATGCCCCTCAGTATAGTAAGGTGGTATCTAGTTTCAATAGTCGCTGGCGACTAGGGGTATCTGCTACCGTTAAGATCAAAAGCGGCATGGACGTTGTGAGTCAGTTTATAGTTGGACCTATTATAGCTAAGGGAGTAGCTGACCAAGTACCCTGTCAGGTTCGGATTGTGAAAACTGGTATTGTTATTCCCTTTAGGTGTGTCGAGATAAAAACATTTTTTCAGGCTATGTGGGATTTTTTAAATAACCACAATGTTAGAAACGATTTCATAATTGAATACATTGCAGCATATGCCAGATCAGGCCATTACTGCATAGCTATGGCTGAGAGAACCAAGATGCTCGATTACATTACAAATGGATTAAAGCAGCGAGGTATTGTAGCACAATCTTTCCATTCCAAATCGGTTAAAGGTAAAAAGCAAAGAGAAGATATTTTACAGAAAGCTCGTAAGGGAGAGATACAGGTACTCGTCGCCAATAGGAGTATGACTCTGGGGCTAGACATTCCAAGGCTGACAACTTTCTTTAACCTAACACCTTCCTCTAATCAACCAAACTATTATCAGGATTTGAGTAGGGTGCGGACACCTTATGAGAATAAAAATCTAGCTTACATAATCGATTTTGAGGACTGGCATCCTATTGCTAAGAATTGTTTGAATAGTCGCTTAAAGGTTTATAAGCGAAATAATTTTGAAGTACTTTTTGTGTAGGGGTTAAATATGGGGAGAAAAATAAAAGATTTAACAGGTATGAGATTTGGTAGGCTTTTAGCTGTTGAACTTACAGATAAGTATATAGGTAGCAATGTTGTTTGGAAATGTGTATGTGCTTGTGGAGAAGAAACATATGTACGATCTAGTAAATTAGTATCAGGAGAATCTAAATCTTGTGGGTGTGGTAGATGGAAAGATTTATTAGGTTTAAAATTTGGTAATCTTTTAGTAGAGAGGCTTACTGACAATCCTAGTTCTAGTGGAGATTTTGTATGGGAGTGTTTGTGTGATTGTGGGAAAAGAAAAAAAATTCGTAGTTCATATTTAAATAAAAGAGGATATACCACATCTTGTGGGTGTAAAGGTTCTTTTTATTCTAGTTGGTCAAGTATGATGACACGTTGTTACAAACATACATATAATTGTTACCATCGATATGGTGGTCGAGGTATTAAGGTTTGTGAAGAATGGCATTCTGTAGAAAATTTTTACAGAGATATGGGCGATCCACCAAGTAAGAAGCATTCACTTGGACGAATAGATAATGATAAAGATTATGGGCCTAGCAATTGTCGTTGGGAAACTGTTGAACAACAAAGTAATAATAAATCAACAAGTAGATTTTTGACTTTAAAAAATGAAACTAATACCATTGCACAATGGTCAAAAATATATAATTTGAAAATTGGAACTATTTGGAAGCGTTTATCGCTAGGTTGGCCCGTAGAAAAAGCATTACTAACACCTGTAAGAAAACTAGTAAGAAAAAAGTGTAATGAAGATTTTAAAAGTGTAGATTTCCCACAGCCACAACCGTTTACTAAAGAAGTTTTTGATGAGGCTATTGCAATGATTGAAAAATGGGATTTCACGATTGAGAAAGGTGGTTAAATGGCATCTAAAAAGAAAGATATAGCAGGTATGCGATTTGGTAAACTTGTGGCGGTTAACCCTACAGATTGTAAATGTGTAGTTTGGGTGTGTAATTGTGATTGTGGAAATTTAACACAAGTTAGCAGTTCTAACTTACAGAGTGGAGATATTAAATCTTGTGGATGTTTCCAAAGTAGTCTTACAAGTGAAAATAGGCCGATTACCTATAAAGGGGAAACTAAAACAGTAGCACAATGGGCAAAATTACAACATTTGTCTCCAACAAGAATACTCACTCGTTTACATACAGGTTGGTCTATTTCAAAAACATTAACAACACCGGCATAAAAAGGTTGGTAAATGACATCCAAAAAGAAAACACATCTCTATGTTAGCTGCCATCCTTACAAATATGCTCGGTACATTTTCTGTCTTTCAGATCTTGTTGAAGAAGATGATTATGATAAGTGGTTAGTGAGTGACAAAATAGAAGAAGTGACTTGTAAAAAGTGTTTGAAGTATGATGCCAAGCTAACCAAACAAATGCTTGAGGCTGGTGTTATAGATGAAAGTGGTAAAGTAATTATATAAGTTTTGAAGTAACAGGAAAACCCTTGCATGAAATACTTGTCAATAGATTACCCTAAAAAGGAAATGGTCAGATATCAAATAGAATGTAAGATATGTAAAAAGCTATTTCTACACATAGCTAATAATAATGATGATCTTAAAACAGTTTGCAATTCTTGTGTTACCAGTAAGGATAATGTCATGAGCATATATGATGAAAATGTAATGATCTGTTCAGATGAAGATTATATTCGAGTGAAGCGAGATCTCGAAGCAAATAAAATAGCGTTGGATAAAGAGAGAGTCTTTTTCGTATCTAGTAGGTTTACTGAAACACAGATTGAAACAATTTTGGCACCGCTATCTTATGCCATAGCTTTAGCTCAAGATTCAATAAAGGCATATGAATCTTCAAACTCTACTCAATAAATATGAAGGGCTGTATGCGTAGGTATTGGTTTATTTCAGATATTCATATTGAGCATTCAAATGTGATTCATCTCTCTCATAGACCGTTTAAGAATATTAAAGAGATGGAACAAACCATTATAGATAACATCAATAAAAAAGTAAGAGTAGAGGATACTTTATTTTTATTAGGGGATGTTTGTTTAGGTAAAAAAGACGCATGGGAAAGATTCTTAGATAGTTTGGTATGTAAGAATATAGTTCTTATTATAGGGAACCATGACCGGTGGGGCAATATCCCAAAAGACAAAGTAACTATGATAGCCGACACGGTGCGGTTGAGGGCTTATGGTAGAACCTTTTTGTTATCCCATTACCCTTATAGGTGCAGTTGGTTTCGAGCTTTCTGGAAAAGACTACATCCATCAGTAACGAGTAAGAAGCGACCAAAGGATACAGGTCTTTGGCTTTTACATGGTCACGATCACAGAAAAACACAGCTATGTGATTACCACCCAAGGATGTTCAATGTTGGGGTAGATGCCAACAAGTTTAAACCTGTATCTATGGATGAAATAATACAAACGATTCAGAGGCAGGAAAGTAAATGACTAAATCAATAGTAGTAACTGGTGGTGCAGGTTTTGTAGGCTCTCATTTATGCACCGAACTTATTGCACAAGGTAATTTCGTTGTGTGTATAGATAACCTCTATACTGGCAGCACAGATAATATAAAACACCTTCTTAAAGATCCTAATTTCTCATTTCTACCTAACGATATTCTGCATAAACCTATTATTCTGCACGAGGTTGATGAGATATACAATTTGGCATGTCCGGCATCTCCTATTCACTATCAAAGAGATCCTATCAAAACCGCACAAGTTAATTTTATAGGCGCAAGTAATATGCTTGAACTTGCTAAAGATAAGGGTGCTAAAATCCTTCAAGCCTCTACTTCAGAGGTGTATGGAGATCCTATCGAGCATCCTCAGACAGAAAGCTATTGGGGGAATGTAAACCCTAACGGTATTCGGTCTTGTTATGACGAGGGTAAAAGAATAGCTGAGACACTTTTTTTCGATTACCACCGAATGCATAATGTAAGGATTAAAGTCGCTAGGATTTTTAATACCTATGGTCCCAGAATGCACCCCAAAGATGGTAGGGTGGTGAGTAACTTTATAGTTCAGGCACTGCAAAATAAACCATTAACGGTTTACGGTAGGGGTCAACAAACTAGGTCATTTTGTTATGTTGATGATTTGGTAGAGGGTCTTATAAAGCTAATGGCTACTGAAGATGATTTTACAGGCCCAGTTAATTTAGGGAACCCTTCTGAGTTCACCATATATGATCTTGCAAAAAAAGTTATAAAGCTAACCGGTGCTTTATCTGGCCCTTACCTGCCTCAAGATATTTTATTTTTATTTTGTACTCTACCGCAAGATGATCCTAAACAGCGAAAGCCAGATATTTCTTTAGCTAAAGAAAAACTTGGTTGGGAGCCTAAAGTAGAATTGGATGAGGGTCTAAAGCATACGATTGAATACTTCAGTACGCTAAATTTAACCGGCATATAGACTTTACAGTACGTGGTGTCTGTGGTAGATATCGAAGCGGTTACTCTCTTTTTTAACCCTATTTCGAGGTTCATATGTTTTTATATAGACTTGTTTTGGCAAATTTGGAAAAAAATACATCTGAAGAAGTTTTTGCTGTTGGTGTTGATCCGGTAGCTGTTATTGAAAAAGCAAAGGCGCATGACGCTGAGGCTACGGTCGTTAACCTTTCAGTTGTTGCCTCTACCGATGGTGATGACTTTACTAAATTGTTAGATACTGAAGTGAAACCTGCTCCAGAAGCGACACCTGTAGCTGAGTAATAAAAAAGGCTCTTAGATGAGCCTTTTTTTAATTGGTAGGTACGTGTTTTTTAAACTTCTCAGGACATTTCCAATTCCAAAATAATGCTCCACCGAAGATGCTAAATAAAATGATAGGTAGCACATGCTCATTGATACCGATGCCAAAGGTATGAAGAACGATATTAGCCCCTGCTATCAAAACCAAAACGAAAGCTGTTGGGTTTAGTATTGGAAACCTGTCAATTAGCTTTATGAAAAAATTAGCAGCAAACCGCATCATAACGATACCCAAAACCGCACCAGTGATTAGTACCCACTTTTTTGACGATAGTGCCAATGCCACAGCGATACTGTCTATTGAGAACATTAAATCAATTAACTCGACCGATACAATAGTACTCCATAATGGCGTTAACCATTTTACGGAAAAACCTGTATTTTGTTTTTCAGTAGCTTCTTTGGCAAAAAACAGTTCATGTACTGAAATGTAAACTAAATAACCACCAGCAAGAAACTTGATCCAGTTGTGCTGCATTAACCACGTACCTAAGAAGATAATAATGATCCTAAAAAAATAGGCTCCCCATATTCCATAGGTAAGGGCTTTCTTTTGATCCTTCGGATCTTTTAAACGTGTGCTAACCATAGAGGCTAAAACCAAGGCGTTATCGAAGGATAACAACCCCTCAAGAATAACAAGTTGTAAAATTATAATTACATCCAAAAACATCGTAATCTCCTTAACTACTAGTCATTAACGGCATTCAGTAAAACTTCACTCAGCGATAGGTTTTCCATGTCATCTATAGTAATGGTATCGACGATATCAAATTTTGCTCCACAGCTTTGCAGGTCATCATCTAAAGACTTTAGGAATTTTCTAGCTCCTTCATTACGACCGACTTGAATGAAACTGATACCAATCTCATCATCGTTTTCAATCTTCTTTGTTGCGTCCATAATTACTTTAGCAACGGTTACCTTATCATCAGGTTCACCATCTGTAAGTACAAGCACTGTGAGTGGTTTTGACGTGCTCATTTTTTTAGAAAAATAGCTATCTAAAACATCTTTTAATACTAAATGTAATGCAGTTCCACCTAAAGGATCGTTTTCTAAAAAGATGTCTTTAACCCGATCAGCGGTGACATTGGGAAATTTTTTGAAGCTATTTGAGAAGAGATATATGTCTATCCCATCATCATCAAACTCTTCCATTTTACTTGCTAGTGCATATGCACTTTCGGAACAGTACGCCCATCGGGACTTACCACCAGTACAATCTTTTTCACTCATAGACCCGGATTTATCTATTACGAGTACATAATCTCTTTTTGACAAATCAGCTTTAGTAATCATACCTGACTCCATATTTAATACCTCTACAATTGGAATTTTGTTCAGACAGTACAGCATTTTTTCAAAAGTTTGTCGATAGACTATTTTTGTGGTATTCTGTGTTATCTTTTAATTGAGGTATGTTTCTGCGGATTCCTCTCGTTTTTTATTATTAAAAATCGACATAGGTATTATTGCTTATCTTAATAGTAAGAGAGGTTGAATTTCCTATAGAAAATAAAATCCACTGTCTGAATCGGGTGCCATCAAAATAACAACTTAATTTTGGGGGGGCCGGATGAAAAAGCAAAAGTATATCATTCCGTTTATACTATTTTCCGTTTATCTGTGTACTAATAGCTTGGTGTATTCTTTAACACCTAATGAATTGGAATTTGGAAAGGGGTTTCAATTAAAACAAGCAAACCCTTCAGTGTTCGAGTTCTATCAACCACTTATAGCAGCACTCTCCGGTGCGGTATTGACAAGTGGGTGTTTCATCTTTTTTCTAAAAAGGATGGTATCGCAGTATGACTCCCGTCATGATAAACATGACAAGCAAATACTAGATCTTTACATGGAGTCACATGACACTGAGAAAGAAATAAATGATAAAATCTATGCCCAAGGTGAAATTGTTCAAAAAGAAATCAGATTGGAATTGACAGCAGTATCACAAACAATACTGACTACACTGGATTCTCTGCGTAGTACAATTCAAGTGCTTGTAGCAGATATTGCTACCTTGCAAGCAGAGCATAATAGCTGCGATTACAAAGCTGGTGATATAAATGTTATGAAAAAACAAATTGAAAACATGTCTACAACTTGTAAAAGGCTGGAAAAACACATTCAAAAGCATATAGATGATACTATTTAACCAGCCTTTATAGTTATCCATTTATTAACATCATGTTCATCCTGAACATGGTATATCTCTTTATTAGAAGCACGATAGTCTCTTCTCATATCCACCGGGTAACATTCCCAAACTGGTAGCGGTTCATGAAAGCAATAATCCATACGATCCATTTCATCAAGAGATTTCCAACCAATATCTTTAATTGAATCTATTAGGGGGGTGTCGATACCGATTTTTTCCTTTTCCATATCATAAAGAACCCTGTAGCTATAGTTAAACTGCATAGGTGTTTTGAGGATGTTGAATAATGTGTCATGTTCGACCACATAAAATTGTGGGTGTCCGTTTTGAACATCGCATAATGCGAAATCATTTTTTTTGTGTATGTTCCAGTCTTGTGTAAATTTAAAAGGAAAGAAGTTTCCTTTGTATCTTTGCTTAAGGATTAGACTCATTTTCATTAAGGAAAGCTGACAGAATAGCTGTGTAAATTCCAACCTATCTTTTGCAAGCCCATAAAATCGAAGCTCATAGGAGTATAGGTTGAAACCAAGCACGTCAAGAGTGGTATGTGGTATTGTTTTCATGATTAATGTGTTCTCTATTGTTTCCCATTTGTTTTGTTTTTTGATAGGTAATCATCAATTTCCTTCCACAACAGAAAGCTCTGTCTATGTGTTTCTGTGAATGCTTCATGTGTTTGTTTCAAAACATCTGTCTGGACTCTAATTTTTTCTGCAACAACACTCGAAAGAGATCTCATCTTCTCTAGTTGATCTTTAGATGGTGCTGGAGTCGGTTCTTCTTCTTCTTTAGGGCTATCCGGTGGTAGGGGGGCCGCATTGATATTCACATTATAAGCATAAGGCTGTTGTGGTGCCGGTGCTGGTGCCTGTGTTGGAGTTGGTGTTTGCACCTGTGCTTGAGGTTGTACAGGCGGTACATATTGTTGTTGTGGGTATGGTTGGCCATAAGGATTATAGGGCTGACCATAGGGAGCATATGGGTGCTGTTGCGGAACATATTGTGGTTGAGGTACATATTGTTGTTGTGGTACATATTGCGGTTGTGGCGCAAAAGGCTGACTAGGTTGAACATAGGGCTGTTGAGGTATGTAAGGTTGAGTTTGAGGTTGTATAGTTTCTTTTGTTTTTGGCTGACTAAATGAATTCATAAATGCTTTAAGAGCTTCTTCACTGTATTCTGGTTTAGGTTCCATCGGTATTTCCTTTTTAATTTCTGTATTTTCTTCTTTCTGTGATATTCCGCATTCTAGATCATTTACGCAATTCTCCTTTGATTGATTACTATTAGTATATTGTTTATTTCTCTCAGTGTCGATTTTAGTGTAAAAGTTATAAAAGTCAATGTTCGTTTTATTCATGCGCTCCATAGCATCGATAGCTAGGAAGTCTAATCTTCTAGCCCTTTCTACTAAGTTTAATATTTTTTCAAACCTGTCTAGTTTATCCATAGTCTATGAAAACCGTTATTATTGTTTGCTTCGTAAAGTGTAACACATGCATTAATTAGATCGCACCGAGAAAAACTGTTCAATTAAGTAAAGCTGAGGAGTATTTATATAAACTATACTTGTCACTAATGACGCACCTTGCACATAACTTGATGAAATGAAATTTCTTTTTTTATCTTTCCCCTTTTAATTAATTTATTAATCGGTTAAAACTTCTTTGTAATTGATTGTTTGCATTTTTTTCAATTGAAGGAAAAATAGATATGAGGTATTTAACTACAGATAGAGTAAATGCGACATTCTTAGATTGTTTATTTAGACCTGAAGAGATCGAAGATGGTAAACCTTTAGTAGAATCTATTATAGTAGATGGAGTTATAGGTAAATTTGGTTTTCATGCAGGAAGGTTAAATAAAAATAGTGCGGTTATAAAAAAGCTGTTACTTGAACTACCAGATGAGTTTTTTGATGTTGGTGGTGGTGGTTGGGCCTTTCAGAATCTAGGTAAAGATAAACTTGGAAATTCTTGGGCTGATACTCATTTAACATTAGAACAGTTGGTTTGTTTGGGCTTGGCAATCAATCATGTTGAGTATTGTTTACCAAGAAGTGAATGGAGAACTGTGGTAGGAAGTCCGTATATTCGAATCAATAGATTAAAGCTAAAGCCTTTGGATGTTAAAACCGTAAATGATCTGGCAGAAGGGAGCATAGAACTCCCGAAAGAATAAAGGAGTTGTTATGCAAGCGAAAAAAGCAAAATCACCCGTTAAGAAACCACGGCCCAAAAAAGAAGTAGAGAAAGATGTGAAAGATGTGAAAGATGTAAAAGAATCTGCTACCGTTGATGATATTCTTTGTATCTACCGCACTGCCCCTCTTAATGATGTGCGTCAAAAAACTCTAGAATTGTTAGATTTGATCTCTGCACATTATGAAGAACTAGAGAAAAGGGGTGATAAACTACTTGATAGGCTTGTCGCAGCAACAACTGTTTCTGATGAAGTAAAAAATGTAATGCTCCAAGAGTCGGAAAATATTTTACGAGCCAAGTGTAGAATTACTAATGTTAAAACAGTTATATTAACTCGACTATGCTCTTCGTATCTTGAAGAAGATAGTGATCTTCAAAACATTAGTCACCTTTTCACGGAAAGTGACGAGGACTCAACACAAGAAATTACTACTCCTCAAATATAACAATACCCCCTCTGTAAAGGTCATCTGTAGAGAACCTTGTTCGATCAAGCGACCACAAGGGGTTATTCATCATTCCACGGCAGACATAATATTGGTACTCTGAGCAATAAAATTGGAATGATTTACATGTTTCCCATGCATCATCAGAGGCATATTGATCTGTTTTAGGGAGTGGATCTCTTACAAAATACCTAACTTTTGCCTGTCGTATTTTATTAATTTTTTGTCTTGCGATTTCTTTTTCTTCTTTGGATAGAGGCAGTTTTATTATAGCCAGTTGATCTACTTCTTTTAAGTAGTAGAGTAAACTGTCAAATCGAAGTTTATTCCTAACATGGCTTATGTATGCTTCACCATCAGTACCGAGAGATAAAAATCCTGAGTGCGCCCAGTATATCTTATAGAATTTTCGTTGCAAGATGGTAGCGACAGAATGGTTATCACACCCTACAAAACAAAAGATTTCATCGGGATTATCTCTTAGGATTTGCCTTATTTTAAAATAGTTCTCTAATCTGAATTTAGGGTACCCCCGTAATCTAGGGGTTAACCTAATAACAGACTTCCAGAAACGGGTGTTTAAAAAATAAGCTATTGTCTTTTGGATCATGGGCATACATCCAGAGCTTCATCAATATCTAGTTCTAAAAGAGTCATTCTTTTTTCAAGAATCTTGACCCTGTACTCAATGTCTTTATTTTTATAATAGTCGGTGACACATCCTGTTAAACAGGTGCAAGCAAAGAACAGTAATACTTTTGACATGGTGGTATTTCCTCAAAAGGCAAGGGTGATATAGTTAAAACTAACTATTTTTTTTAACCTTTTCAACCTCAAGTTTGATTTTTATTTTCACCGTTAACTTACCTCTACTGGGGGTAGGTATGGAATCATTAAACCATCTAGATGCTAAAATAGATCTGTATTCGCTATTGCTAGAAAACGATAGGTACGCTCAAGTTGAAAAGAGTGTTGGTAGTTCTCGTCCTGACATCCTAACGGAGATTAAAGGGTTTACCGTAGCAGTAGAGATCCAGTATTCACCTATATCTACAAAAACTATTTTGCATCGCATGAGGGAGCATACAATCTCTGGTGCCTATACTCTTTGGTTACTTCGAGAAAGCACTATTCAGGCTGAACTATATGCTAGGAATTTGAAATGGGTTAAATTTATACAGCACCTTCAAAATGGCGTACTGTTTTTAGTAAACTCTTGTGGTCAGATAACTCCAGCAAGAATAGACAATTCTATTTCATATGGTAACAATAAGATTCTGGCAGGTCGTAAAATATTAGACACTTCCTCGCCTATTGAGTTGGATGAAATTGAATTTTGTTATAATGATATGTTTGACTTGAATACAACAACTTGTGAGCCTTGGTGGATTGAAAATTACTTAGAGCTTTTTTAAAAATGAACTTTAGAAACATCAAATACATATTGACATACAAGCAAGCAAAAAAGTATGAGAATGCGGTACTTGATGGAATTTATGCCAAGCTACTTTGGTTTATGATAAAACTCCAAAACAAAGAAAAACAGGTACAGAATTTTCTGAAAAGCAAAAATTTAGTAGATACACACGAGAATTTGAAAATGGCTGTTGAATGGCTCGATATTCCCATCACATCAGGAGACATTATTTGGGATTTTAGTGAGAGGCGAAAAAAAGTACAGAGAAAGATTTGGGTTCATACGGCCATAGCTTTTATCTTAATATGGGCCTGTTTTTTTGGTATCACCTCTCTTATCAAAGAAAAGCAGATAACTCTTACGATGACACTAGTTTATTCTGTGCTTGTGGCGTATTTTATCCCTCTTTTTAGTCACAAGTATGAGGTAGATGTTATAGCTAAAGAGACAGATAAGTTTATAGAGAGGTATCTAAAATCAAAAACAAATGGTTTGAGAAGGATTAAGTGATGGCACACATACCACCTATATCGGGTAATTTTTTAATCGATGCCGATATAACGTATTTAGAAAAAGATCTTTTAAATACGGAACAGCAATTAAAGGTTGTCCCGGCATCCTTCTATGAAAAAATCCCTCAAAAAGATCTATCTATGTTTTGTCATAAATATGGATTCTATTGTCTGCCGACTGTTGAATTGTGTGAATGGTTAAAGGAACAGATAGGAGATCAGTCGGCTATTGAGATCGGAGCCGGTCATGGTGCGGTCGGAAAGTATCTAGGAATCCCTTGCACTGATAGCCGACTACAAGAAGATGAGTTCATTCGTTTCACCTATAAAATGCTAGGCCAACCTGTCGTAGAATATCCTAATCATGTTATCAAAATGGATGCAATAAAAGCGATAGAGCATTACAAGCCAGAGGTTGTCATAGCGACATGGGTAACTCAGTTACATTTAGATGATTCCGACATAGGCAATAGCAATATGTACGGTATTGAAGAAGAAAAAATAGTTGAGAGAGCTAAGTATATTCATGTAGGTCATAGAAACGTCCACGGTAAAAAACGTATTTTACAAAGGGAGCATAATGAATATACTTTCCCTTGGCTCTATTCACGTTCACTTGATTCTGGTTCACAATTTATTTCTGTGTGGGAGTAGGTATGAAAAAAATTATATTGGCATCCATGTTTTTACTAAGTCCTTTAGCTATTGCTTCTGAAACAACACAACCATATTTTATGGGTGAAGATGTTGCTATGGTAGAGTTCGGTAGGCTCGTAAATGTAGCCCGGACCAATGCAGGTCTTAATGCTCTAACGATAACAAATGAATTAACATGTACCGCACAAACACATGCCCTAGATATTGGGGAGAAGCGGCTATGCTCTGTGAACCCTTCAGATGGGTCCAGTCCATGGGATATCGCTAAAAGGTGTGGTACAGCATCCTATGGCATGATAATCGGCTGTGGGTACCAAAGCCCTAACGATACAGTGCAAGGGTGGTTAGGAAGGCAGGACACTAAAGACCTACTCATGAATCCAGCTTATAAATATATGGGAGTAGGTATGAGGAATAATTTCTGGACCATCTTTTTTGGGTGGTGATTTCTCAAGCATTTTGTTCAAACCAAACCCAGTTTCGGAAATTAAATTTCGGGTTTGGTGTATTTGGGCTAGACACTTCTTGGTCACAGATTAGACATAAAATCCGGTAACTTAATAATATTATTATATCCCATATATGGTTTATTTCTTGCAATTATCTCAATGGTGTCGTTGGTTACAATCTCCGAAGAGATCTTTACAATGCATAGGATTGAACGAAACTGGAAGCTGGATACATTTGCTAGGACTGAGTTTCAAGCAGGTAGGAAAACCGCAAAATGTATGGTGTATTTTTCGATTGCAGGGGTAGTTATCTGGTCGATAGCGGTTGGGTTACTTCTCAAGTCTTGTTTTTCGTGACTCTTAGAGTCTGCAACCATTTTGCTCTTTAGGATAACTCATTAATGCAATTAGTGATCTCTTCCCAGTTGACCGTTTTCTTCCACTCTTTGAATTTTTCAGAATCACTTCTAAAATCTGGTGTTCCTTCGGGATAGATTTCTTTCACAATACTCTTTGCATCATCTTCAGTAATCTTGCCATCTTTGTTAGAATATTCTTCTTTAAGTGCTAAACAACATTTGTATTGTTTTTCATCGTTGCAAAGCCAAAGGCAAATATTCCATGTTTCATAGTTTGAATACCCATTATACATTTGTAATCCCCTTACTTTGTTTGAATTAAATTTCTATTAAACTTGCCATGTCGCCAGTTTTGTCACCTATTACGTTTGGTGTTATCACACCATCACCATATTCAAGTCGGCCAAGACGATAGTAATCATTTTTACCCCAACACACCGCTTTGCCATCAGTATATGTGAGGCAGGTAGCATTGCTACCAGCATTGATTGATGCCGCAGTTTTAGAACCAATGTTGATGAATGGAAAGGTGTTGTCGTTATCCATATCGTCATAGGGTGTTAATGTATAAGTGGTTGAGCCTATGGTTTGAGTAGAGACATTACCACCAACATATTTTAGGGCTACTAATGAAAGATCTTGACCGAGCACACCAGTATTATTTGATCCCCAACATTTAGCTTGACCTGTGGTGGTAACTACGCAGGTATGGACGTTACTTACGGATAAATCAGTGACAGACATAAAAGAAGATCCAAAGTTAACATAGGGTATGTCATCACCAATAGGATGTGTGCTTACACTTTCTCCTACGAGATTGTCATACTTTGTACCCCAACATTTAACACCACCAGTAGTTAACAAAGCACAGCCATCAGCCAATTTTTTTATAACTACGTTGGTACCTAAACTGATAGCAGTGATCTCATCACCTGATTTATTGATATGCTCTGCACCGGTCCAGCATTTTACTGTTTGGTCATTTAAGGCCACACAAGTTCTATTAGAACTTATTGACGCAGCAAGGTGTCTAGCTGTTTTATTTGCACCTAAATTGAGTGTGGTGGTTAAAGTATTTTGTGCAGTACCAATCTTTACATCACCAAAAAGACCCCAACATTTTACTTCACCTGTTATCAGTAACGCACACGCATGATTAGAACCCGAAGTGATTTGAACAGCGGTTTCACCTAACGCTATTGCAGGTAAGGCATCGCCAATATTTTTGATTTTAAGTGTGGTTACTCCTTGTGCGACTTGACCATTTGTATTACTACCCCAACATTTAACCGCACCATTATCAAGTAGAGCGCAAGTAAAATGACTACCAAGAGCTACTTGTCTTGCGGTTCTGTTTGTACCAAGATCAACGTAGGGTAAATCTACAGCATTAGAACTAATTTGAGTTGTGAAAGTATAGCCAAGTTGTAGGTTTATATTGTTCCCAAAGCATTTAAGTTTGCCATCATTGTATATGTAGCAAGTATGACTCAAATTTGTTTCTACTTGTGCTCTCAGGGCTGGTATTGCTAACGGTGCTAGTGTAGGGGTAGGGGTAGGGGTAAGTGTCGGTGTTGGAGTAGGGGTTAGTGCTGCTTCTACTGACTCGACAGAGGCTGTTGCGATCACAGAGGGTGCGCTTGTGCTTGCGCTTGCTGTTTTAGCTATTGTTTTAACTTCAGGCGCAGGAATATCTAAAGATGATTTTGAAGCTGGTGTAGGCTCTATTGAAGGGGTTACAGAGCCATTTTCTGGTACCGGTGTAGGTGTTGGTGTGCTTTTGGGATTTTGTAAAACTTCGGTACCACATGATACAATAAACAATAATAAAAATATTTTTCCCATAAATTATCTCCTTAATTTTTGCTCTTATTAAATTCTTCGGGAAAGTAGATAACAAACTTTAGCTTAAAAAAACTTATTGCTTAAATAAGTTGCAATATGTTGTTATGGCAGGAGTAAAATTATTTCGTTTGACTTTGTTTTTGGTTGTTTATACATAGTAGCGACAATGGAACCCATTGGGTCTAAGGTAGGAAACCTACGCCATAGGTAGATAAGTGTCTTATTTCGTTAATTTTTTTAAGGGGAGTTGTTTTGTTTAGGTCACTGTTTAGTAAGATGTTGTTTCAATTGCTAATTTCCTTAGCAGAGACATTAATCGGGAGAATTATTTATGGCAAGTAGAAACGCATATGGTAAAGGTTATGGCAGAGGGATTGAAAAAGGTGCTGCCGATACAACCAAAAAATTGAAATCAGAACACAGTAAAGCTGTGACAGCTACTGGGGTTATTAGTTTTGTTGCAGGTGCTTTGTTAACAGCTATTTTCAAATCTGGTAAGAAAATTTGATATTTTGATATTGAGGTTTTGCGGCCCCTTAGTCTTTTGATTAAGGGGCTTTTTAATGTGGCATAAACTACTCTCAGTGTGGCATAAATTATTTTCGTTTTCGTTTTCGTTTTCGGAATTGGAGTCTAATTTGAGGTTAATCACGCACTCACGCATATCCATCCACACAATATCTGACATTTTGGCATGTGTTAGACCGTCCTCAATAAAAGAACGAAAGCCCAAAGTTCAACTCGGTGAATACTATGTTAATTGCTTTTCAAATCGATTACAAACCTTTAAGACTAAAGGTTGTGTATGTCAGCACTGTGGTCTTATAGGAACTCATTTCGTGTTGGAGTTTTGTGAAAAAAATGCAGTTTCACCGCACCTAAATTTGTATGGGAGTGATGCCGGTAATGAAATACTGTTAACCGCAGACCACATTATACCAAGATCTAAAGGTGGTAAAGATCATATTTCAAACCTTCAAACTCTCTGCGAGTCTTGTAATTCAAAAAAGGGGAATCAGTTAGAAGGAACAACGGTTTCAATGTGACAAAATCAATATGAGGAACGTATGGAAACAATTATAAGCAAAGTTCTTTTGCAAAGAGCTATAGATGCCATTAAAGAAACTTGTAGTAATCAATTTGTTAATGTTGAGGGAAGTTTTTATCCTCAGTGTGTGGCATGTGGTCGCACTAACATAGAGCATAATATGGGCAAGAAAATCGATTGTTCTTATGAAAACAACATTGAACTTATTGAAAAACTGGAAGCTCTATAATGAACAAAAAAGACATGGGTACAATTATGACAAATTTTGAAGTTAGGTATGAGAATGGGGCATCCCATATTGTCCCGGCTGAAACTGTAGAAGAGGCATTAAAAATAGCTGATGAATCTTTGAGAGGGTGCTTACCCAAGGATTTTGATTACGCCAACCTTGTTCGAGTTACTATCATTAGAAGGTGCGGTTTTTGTGCTTTATGCGGTAAAGAAAGCAAAGTATTGAAAAAATTAAATCTGCCTATGGGTTGGGGTGTAGTTGTGTGTGGTGATTGTTCCGCACTAGTGTAGCATACAGGTATGCATTCGGTGAGTACTTCTCAGAGGCCCATATCGAGTCATGAGAGTCTTTTTTATTTTTAATGTTACAGTATGCAGCAGCTATAGCCGACGATCTACATGACCCCATCATACAGTGTATGATTAGGGTATCTTCTTTTACACCCTTGAAGAATTCAAGGATTTCTTCAGATTGTGTTTGTGACATGTTGTGATCTACAAATGTTATTTTTTTTGTAGTAGTGAAAGTATTTTCATAATCTAGTGGTATGTAATGGTCATCAGTATCTCCAATACGAAGTAAATGACTACGCTGGAGATCGTATTGACGAGGATTAAATGTTTTTGTTCTGTTTTGTGAAAGGATTAAAATGCCATCTTTGAGTAGGAGTAGTTCGTCGGGGATAAGATTACACATTCGTACCTTCTGTCTTATGCTACCTTGGATGGTCTATTTACTTCTTCGCCCTCATATATCAATATGAAGTCCTCTTTGCGTGACCCATGCTTTTCTTTTGCCGCTGCAAAAGCAGCATGATCGTTTCCAAAGAATTCCTTACAAATAGACATATAGCTAACATTGAATCGTTTGCCAATAGATTTCAATATAAATCCTGCCAATTTTCCACCTTCTTGTAAAAATTTGATAGCGAGATCTTCAAAGCGATATCGTTCATCAGCAATGGCATCAATTTTTTCTTGCAGGGCTTGAATTTTAAGCTCAAGTTTATCGATACCACAAAGTTTTTTTGCTTTTTCGAGTTCCTTTTCCATTCGGATTTCCATTTTTTCCTTTTCTGCTTCTAGTTTTTTTTCTTCCTTGAGGTAACTGGCATATTTCTTTTGTTCTGCAATAGACACAGGAGATTTTTTTTGTATCTTTTTAATTCTTCTTTGTGATGGGTTGATGCTGCTTGGTTTTGACTTACTCATTTAATCCCCTTTCATTTTGTGGTTGTATTAAAGTATTCGGACTTATTTTTTAATTTCTTTACTTTTTTTGAAAAAAAGTTTTAAGTCACTTAAATTACAAACATAAATATGTGGTCCTGTGAGCTATTATCTTTTGAAGTGAAAATAGCTGTAATAGGCATAAGCGAAATGTATGCCATTAACCATGTTATGTATGTGGTTGTAATCACAAGAGAATATACGGATTGTCTAACATAGTAATGTCTACAGATTAGTCATCAAGTAAATTTAATGCATATATAATTTCGTCTATGCGGCTTGTTATTTGCTCAAATAGAAACGCATAGGTATATTTTTGCTTACTTGTTAGCTGTTGATTGCTCAAAAGATATAGAGAATTTAATTTAAAGGTATGCTCATCAAGTCGTTCAAGCAGCATAGATTTTACAAATCGTTTTTTTTCCAACACCCACCCCCTTACATCATGCTTTTGGTCCTATCGCAGATTTAGGGGGGAAACTTTAAAAAATTAAGTAATCTTGTTCAAATCTATATTGTGCTCGTTCAAAATTTCACAAAACTTCTCTTCCAGAATACTTATCGCTTCACATATCTTATCTCCCTGCCCCTCTGGTGCCTCTTCTATCATCTTATGCAGCTTAGGATCTGGGTAGCCATGCTTTCTAGCAGGTCGAAAAATTTCTTGTTGGATAGTCCAAAGCGCAAGCAGTGCATTAGCTCCACTTGTCGCACAGTAAAATTCATAATCCTCATCCGGTAGCTTATATTTGAGTGTGGCTGTTGGCATATACTACTCCCTTTCCTCATTATGGTTAACCTTATATTAAGATATAATAGTTCTTGGGGGTTTTTATGGCTGGTAGCTTATGGGATTTTTTGTCAGACTTGCTAGACTATTTCAGAAATAAGCCCAACATAGATTGGTCTGATCCTAATTCACATGTCACAGAAAACTTTACTGTTCGAGAAGCGTTATGGTTACCTAAATGGAACCGTCTTGCAGATGATGATGATGGTTTAACAGAAGAACATAAGGACAATTTAATTGTTCTTTTCCATAAAATGGAAACAGTTCGTTCATTTTTTAAGTCTCCTATTCTTGTGAATGTAGCATATCGCCCACCAGAGTATAATAACTTGCTAGACGGTGCTGCGACAGATTCAGCACATCTTTATGGTATGGCTGTGGATTGGTACATTGCTGGTGTAGATTGTAACTGGATTCGATCTCAACTAGTACCTTATCTCGATCAATGGCAATTACGTTGTGAGGATGCCCCTGTAAACTGGGTTCATTTGGATATTAGACAGCCTTTGTATCAAAGATACTTCAAACCTTGACGGTACTTTTTTGTAGTGGTATGCAAGGGAAATGGTTTTCGTGTGTTTTCAAGTTTAGGTGATCGAATCTTCTGAAAACAGAAATAGCTGAGTAGTTAATACTCAGCTATTTTTTTGTTTGATCTATACAAGTAATAAAACCCCATCAGTTTTTTTACCTCTCCGTTGGATAGAACAAACACCCTCAAATTATCTACTTTCGAAGATCCTGTCAACATAGGTTACTTTGTAAGTATAATAAGGAGAGATTGTATGCGATATTTTATTTCTTTGGTCCTATTGTTGCTATGTCACTCATGTATAAGTATTAATCAAACCATGCCACAGCCGATGTCAAATGACACAGAGCTACCAAAAGTATTTCGCTTTGATATTGTACCAACTATGCAAAGCTCTACGTTAACAGAACTTGTTCGTTTAATTAATGTCGAGAGGGCAAAAGTTAAAGCTGCTCCTGTTGTATTGTCCACCGGGCTAAACTGCGCTGCTCAGAAACATGCAAATGATATTGGTGCTAAAAAAAGATGCACACATACTGGATCAGATGGGTCATCGCCTTGGGATAGGGCTAAACGGTGCGGTACCTATGCCAACGGTGAAATAGTAGCTTGTGGATATCAAACACCGGAAGCGACAGTTAAGGGCTGGTATGGCTCTTCTGGCCATAGAACTATAATGCTTAATCGAACATACACTAGAATTGGTGTTGGAATGTACAATAACTATTGGGTAGCTATTTTCTCAAAATAGCTTAGAGGTTTCTATGCTTATGTATTTAGCATCGTTTTTAGTCGGCATATACATAGCTGCATTTACGCTCATATGGTTTTTTGGTTCTATTGACCCGTATGGAAAATATAAATCCCGTTACGCCCTAATATGGTTTTTTGGTTCTATTGAACCCTACGGGAGATTTAAATTTCGCCATGCTCTGTTCTGGCCATTTTATATTAAAAAATTATTTAGGGGTTGATACGATTCTGCGTCTTTTTGGTGGTGAGATTGTTATATCTTCTGTTCCTTTTACTTTAAAAAGGGAAGCTGCGTTTGTTTGCGTATCTTGCTTCTTTTCTTCTCGTCTATATTTTCTAATGTAGCTCATACTAGTCCAATTTGTGTGTACAATACAGATGGCCGGAATTGAACCGGCAAGAGTTTACACTCGCAAGATTTTAAGTCTTGTGTGTCTACCAATTCCACCACATCTGCAAAAAAGAGTGAAAATATCTCTAGGGTTCAAATCTTAGTATATGGCTAGGGGTATGTCAACACACAAGGGATTTTTCTATGAAAATATCGACTTTTTCTTTTGTTTGGTTCCCTACTAAAGTATCAACAGGTTCGCCTTCTTTGAAAAATATCAAATATGGGATTGATCTAATACCAAAATTAGAGGCTACTGTTGTCTGTTCATCTACATTGCATTTAGCTATAACTACTTCCTCACCATACTCCTCTTCAATATTTTCAAGGGTGTGAAGCATCTGTAGACAAGGGCCGCACCATTCGGCCCAAAAATCGACTAGTACAGGGGATTTACTTTTCAGTACAACTTCTTCAAAATTTTCATCAGTCACTTCTAACATATGTTTAACTCCATAGTTCAAAAAAAAGTATTCAAAACTATGGATAAGATAACTGTGCTCCAATTTTTTCTATCGACAGCTTTTTCAAATTGTCACACATGGTAGTAAACTCTGGACACCATACAGTGAACCCATCATAATCAGGGTATAGTGATCCATCCATTTGCTTACCACTTAGTATCCAAAGTAGCATACCACTTACATTATTTTGGTTTGCTAGTGAATACCAGTTAGTAAATATTTCATTTCTTTTTAGTCTATCCTTTAGGCCATACTCACCCAAAAAAACGGGTTTGTTTAGACTTTTAGCTACTTGTGCATGTTTAACAATATATTCGTTTGCTTGCTGCTCATTAAATCCCCACCAGTCGGGATACAAATGAAATGAAACAACATCAATATTTTTTGACTTATGAGCTTCAAAAGGATCACTGTCGATAGCTCCCTCAGAACCAGTTGTCACTAGGTGATTCGTATCTATTGTTTTTATATACCCTGACATCTCATCAATCCAGTTGTAAAGAGCGTACTTGTCTCCGCATCTAGGCTCATTCATCAACTCCCACATCAGTATGGTAGGCTCGTCCTTATACGCAACACCTGTGTAAGTATTTACCCTATTCAAAACATATTTCACATAGTCTCTGTAAATACTTTTCATATCTTCATCTCGGAAGAAATCGTCGTGGTTATATTTTTTTGTCCATGATAAGTATTGATTGATCCCACCAAAATCACCCCAGTTGTTTGCTAGTGCAAGTACAAGTTTGATATTTTCTTTTTTAGCTTTGTATATAACGTAGTCTAATTTTTTAAAGGTTGGTTCATCATATTTTCTAGCTTCTGGTTGAAAACAAAAGCCATCATGCATACCACCATCACAAAAAGCCCAAGTTCTTATTACATTCATATTCAAAGATTTAGCATCCTCGAAAACTTCATCTACCATGGCTTGAGGTTTGTAAAAGAAATAGTATTGATTAGCACCCGAAAATTGAAATTCCTTATTGTCAATAATAATTTTTTGGTCTTTTACTTGTGCAAACTCAATGCCGCAAGCGGTTTGCACAAAAAGTAGAAAGGTAAAGAGAGTGAAAAGAAAGATATTAGCTATAATCTTCATATGCACCACCATAATTGTTAAAGGAAAAACCTATTAACAAGTTAAGATGGTTTTTGTTTTGTAGCTTTATTACTTTAATCGATGATATGACACAACAACCATGAGAATTTTCATTTCATTATACGTAAGAAAATTACTTTTTATCTGATTACATGGGGTACAGCAAGAAACAGAATTCTCTATAGTATATCCTATATTTTTCTCAGGGTTCTTTTTATCTAAACCATAACCCGTACCAATATTTTCAGTACCACAATAAGCGCAAGGTTGTGAAAGTAATTTATGATATTGTTCAAAACTAATTTCAAGATTTATATTTTTGTCTTTTGATGCTCTAACCAATCTCCCCCATCGTTTTCTAACAGATGAACATTTTGTTACGTTGTGAAGGCTATATAATTTGGTTACTTGTGGTATGCCCATTTCACCTTGTAGAATTGCGTGAAACATAAGTAGCTCTTCTGGTAATAGTAGATCTCTTTTTACCGTGTTGCATCTGAGGCAGCAAGGAACGCAGTTCTGTTTAGAATACCCTTTTGAAGAATCAAGGCGATCTATATTAGGTGCGGTTAAAGATAGGTCTATTTTACAGTAATGACATTTATTCGTTGAACGGATTTCTATAAAATCAGCTAACTCTATTTCAAAGGGAACATTTGCTACCTTGGCTCTTCTTTTTAGGTAAGTATATTGTCTTGTGGGAAGTGTAGCTAAACTTTTTATCCGTTGTTTTTCACGCTCCCTATGCTTCGCATAGTGTTTTTTATTGCGCTTTCTATTTGCAATTTTACCCTTGTCTGTTTGAGCGTATAATTTTTTCCTTTCTCTAATTTTGTCATCAGTGGTCATTCCCAAGATTTACTATACTCCCTGTCCTTAAATATTTCTGGTAATCCTGTAGCTTGCTTTAATCGCAATACTTCATCAGCATCCATTCCTAGATGTTTAGCGATCTCAGCATCATCCCATCCCTGTTTAAAAAGGCTTGCTACAATATCGACCATGGGTTCAATGCCATGTTTACCTCTGGCTCTATTATGCCTTATGGTAGAAGCAATTCTTTCTTTCAGAGGCTTATCAATTACTACAATAGGTATCTCAGGTAGTTTAAATAGTTCTTTCGCACAGCGATATCTATGAAAGCCATCCACTATGATGTACTTATCATTAACATCGTCGTAATAGCATACGACTGGCTGAGTAAAACCATCTTCTTCAATGGAGTGTTGCAGTAGTTTAAATTCGGGCGGTGCTACTGTGTTGGGGTTATAACTGTTTGCGATGACTTTTGTGATGTCTACCATCTTCACATCAAGAACAGGGAAGGTTATTTTCTTCATTCGTTCACTTTCTTAACCAAGTTGTAGTAACCACGTTGACCGTAAATAACAAAGCCATTTTTTTTGTAAAGATGCATACTCCTATCATCCTTCACCATGGCCCGGAGTTCACCTTTATCTTTCAAATATTTTAACCTTGTGTTGAATAGTTTTGAACCGCACCCCTTACCCTTATACTTATCAAGGACAAAAAATTGATTCAATAACACATGGCTTTTCTTTTTAAAAGCAGTACAGAAACCAGTAACCACATCACCCTCGAACATAACAAACCAGATGCTGTTAGGTTCGTTATACAAAGGTTCACCAAAAGTTTTGAAAAAAGTTTTATCAGCAAAAAATGGCCCCATTAATCCATAAAATGATTTTGTTTGTTGCGCTTCAGTATAAATTTTTATTTCCATAGAGAGTTCTCCATCATTATTACTACAGGCATCGGATTTTTCTACCGTTTCTTGAATACTATCTGTAATCATTTGATTTTATAACCTTCTAATAAATCATTTATGGCTTTATCTGTTCGTTTAGATTCTGCAAATCCGTATTTTTTACACATCCAATCTCTTTTGATGATGAAGTTCGCCATGGTTTCCCATGACCCTACGTATGCTATTGAGATATTATTATTGGCAGCAAATTCTTTAGCCTCTTTTCGAGTATCGAACCACCACTGCTTCAGTCCTAATTTATCTCTACTGTAGACTTCAAACCATCTTATAATAACATTGAATCGATATCGATAGTTTACTTGAGCTTCTGGTGGGAGTGAATCTAATAATAGCCATGTGAATTGTTCCCATGTACTATTTTTAGGTTTTTTTGTTCTCAGTGTGTTCAAATTTGTGTCGTTATACAAGGCACCAAAATTTGCACCCTCTACTCTATCAACTAAACGATGCCATGTCTCAGGCTCTATCTCATGCCATTGACCAAGATCTTTTTTCTGAACCTCACCAAGAGCATTACATATTCGCATCTCATGCAAAGTTTTTCCAGCTAGGTAGAACTTATCGTAGGTTTTGTTATAATCCCAACCATGCTTACCTGTCGCTGTCCAGATATCTTCTACTTGCCAGTCATAGATAGGTAAAGACACCCATGTCTTAATACCGCTATCTTTTGTTCGATAACACCATTTTGTTAACTTGTCTCTATTTTTCTCAGTCGCAATTAACATGTGCCGACCATAAGATTCATCGGTTCGTAAACCCAAAATACTAGCTATTTTATCAACACCCTTTTTTTCAGCTAACCAGTCTCCAAATTTTTTCACAACCCATAAGCTATATGAATTTTGAGAGTACCACTCTTTCCATGCCTCTGGTAAATTGTCCTCGTTTATGACACAAGGGTACTCAGGCATAGGTCTAACCCATTTATCCTTCTTAGCCTTATCCCAAGGCTTCCAGTACCGTTCAAAGACGCTAGAGCCATTATCTTCAGCTTCTGGTAGGCATATCCAATAAGGTTCAACTTCTTTTCGAAACATTTGTCTCTCAACAAAGTTAATTGTTTCCTTATAGCAAGTCTCCCAGTCAAAAAACATAACAGGGACAGGTAGCTTATTTTTAACCGTAGCCCTCTCAATAAATAGCTGCAAGGCAACACCGCTATCTTTTCCACCGCTGAAGCAAACAAAGAAAGCAGGGAAGTTATCAAGAATATAATCTACTCTTTCAACAGCAGCTTCATAAACATTTTTATTAATATACTTCTTCATTTTATGTCTTTATATTATAAACAATAACATTTGATGTTTTATTATATTTTAGGCATAATGTCAATTTGGTTTTGTGGGCAAGGTCTGGTGAAAGAATATTAGCACTACTTGGAAAATATTTTCTTAAATGATATTTTTTGCCGTTAGGTAATTTTATTTTTAGGAGTATGTAATGGATAAAGAATTTTTGATAAAAGATATGGCAAACATAATCACAACATGGGCCTATCGTAATTCAAGTATAGAATCTTTACATAGCGGCACATTTCCTACCTCGAAGGTTGGGGATTTTTCAGATGTTAAAGTAGTCTCTCCCTTTGGAGAGATTCCGTGGAATTCGTTAAGTAGGATATCTGATGAAGAGATGAAGAAATTGAATAAGGAGATACATAATAGAATATACACATTTCTTCATCAGATTTTTATAAAAAATGATCCCTTTTCCATAGGGAGACTATCTGCATCATCTGAATGGGAAGAGCCTACCATCGATGCAGAACTTTTTAACTACTTGAATAAAAAAACGTAGACGAAAGTAGATATGTCACCGATAGGTATTGAAAATTTCCTAATTGAATTAGGCACTAAATCAAAAGATGATCTTCAGTTACTCTATGATGCTGCCATCCTATCCAGTAGAAAACAATATAATACTAGCAGTGGGGCAAAATCGTTATGCCTCTCGAAAGGGTATAGCTCTAGCAAAGAAGATTTACAAAAGGTTAGGCTGTTTTTATTTGGTGTCGGTGTCGTTTTGAAAGTAGGTGACCGGCAGTGTGTTGACCCTAGTACCAAACAAAAAAAATCCAAAAGACAAAGAGAACTCAGATCCCTTGAAACTGATGGCATCCGAGTAGCTAAGATAACCCACACAATCGCAAATAAATCTAAAGATGAGATGGAGAGAATTCGAACTAAACAAAAAAAATCCTTAAAAGAAACTTTGTCAATCAAAATGGCTGACAAGTCTACTTGGGATTCTAACCAAAATCAGTATCAGCATAAAGCTAAACTAGCACGAGCTTCTATGACTCAAGAGGACCATGAGAGAAGTATTGCAAAGTGGAAAGAAACCTACTGGGCTAAATCAGATGAAGAGAGACATAGCATTTTTATCAAAAAAGAAAAGTCTAACAACATTGGTTTCTGGTTAGATGGTATCTGGTTCGGTTCTGGTTTCGAATTGAACATGTTTATTTTCCTCACTAGGTTAGGTATCAAATTTGTTTTCCAAGGGCTTACCTGTAATTTAAATGGCTATACATGGCACCCAGACTTCTACCTTCCTGACCATAATTTGATACTGGAAGTTAAAGGAGCACACCTTAAATCTAAAAAGTATTGGTTAGAGAAAACCTTGCCAAAGATACAAGAAGTAAAATTGTGGAACACATATGCTATAAGAGTATGTTGGGAAAGAAAAATTAAAGTTGAAACTCTAGCTGAGTTGTTAGACTTGTGCGAAGTGGTGGGGATTGAGTAACACAGGCACACGTATTGTCTCTAAACCATCTATATTGACGGGTATGTGTTTTCCCATGTTCACATATCGCTATTAACTTGCTATCCTTATTTTGGTATTCTCCTGATACATATACCCATCCATTGCTTGATAGTCGTTCTTTAAAGGCATCAAATTTATTTGAAAGCCCTTCACATGCTGGACAATTTGGGAACTGTCTAATCCTTTCACACGTTCTTTTAAATAGGTGTCCTTTACTGCACGTTATAACTAATTCTTTATGCTTTCGAGGGTTTATATATTCTTCAAAAGTAGATATCAAAACCATGTGACGAGATTCTATAATTTGTTTATATGAGTCGTAGGTTTTCCAACTGCCATCAGGCATCTTCTTTTTAGGGCGTGGGGTTTTTGTTCTATTAAGAACAGAGTCATAATAATTTTTGTATATCTCCTCAATGTCTAGTAAGCCATTATAGTACGCATTTTTCCCATCAAATTCTTTTTTGTAATGCTCACCGCAAAGATAGGTATCGCTATCAGGGTTCTTAATCCATTTTGTACTTTCATGTACGCCGCAGACAGCACACACTTTTTCACAATTTTGTGTGTTGAAGATTCTTATTTTTTGGATAGCATTTGCAATAGCTAACATTTCCTCAAAACTAAAAATATCAGCTTTAATTTTATTGCACACAGGGCAACATGGCACACAGTTATCAAAATGGTAGTCAATTTTGTTATCTAGTCGATCTAACCCAGAAGGTATGCCCCCACAATAGAAACAAGATGTTTTTAGTAGAACCTCAAAATCTTTTCTCTCTATCGAGATTTCAATACCACGGATTCGATTGGTAGCTACAAAGTGTGTGAATTTTTCACTAGGGGTTAGTTTAGGTACTGTTGGATTTAAACTAAATTCGATTTTGTCGGGGATTACTTTATATAGGTGGTATTTTTTTAATGCTAGTACAGCAAAGAAAGTTTCTTCTTCGGTAAGGTACACACCTTTTAGATAATTACAAATATGGCAACATGGTACAGAGTTCTCATTATCATAGGCTCTTGTGTTATTATCAAGCCTATCAAGACAGGTTCCAGTTTCTTCTAGCTCTCTACCACAGTAATGACATGGCTGACTTCTTTTTAATTTATATTCTTCGAGGGTGAGCAAAACCTGTGCATTTCTTCTTTTGGCGTTGGACTTTAAGTAAGAAAATTGGTTTTCTACATACGTTCGGCTTAGTTTGTTAGTTTCTTTGTATGCTGCTTCATTATTTTTATAATGCTCTGCGTGGTACTTTTTATTATCTTCTCTTATTTTTTCGACATTTTTATTATTGTACCGTTGTTTAGCTTCTTTTGCTTTTTGTTTTTCTTCTTCAGTCCATTCACTACGTGGCTTTCTTTTTCTGACATAACCTTCAGAACGTCTTTTTTTATCCGCTTCTTTGTTTCTTTCATTTACAGCGTTTCGGTACTCTACATCTTCCTGATATTTCTTTTTTCGGGCTTCATTAACATCTTCTTTATTTTTTTCATGGTATTGTTTCAAATATGTTTTTTTACATATCTGACCCTTTGGCGTGTTGTACCATTTTGGTGAATCGTGCATCGTGTTGCAGATTGTGCAAAAATTTTCCATATCCTAATGCCTTTATTCTCCGTTAGCTTTCAAACAGTAATATATGGGAAATTATAGGGAATGGAAAGAAAAAACCCACCTTATAAAGATGGGTCTAACATTAGTTTGATAATGTTGTAGGCTTTTTAGAACTTGCGACCTTTTACGATTGCTCTTGGATTAACTATACACATGCCTTCAATTTGTTCGAGAAAGAACCCTCGTTCTGGGCGACCTAGAAGGTGTAGATTGATCGGTGCTGTTGCAAGATCTTTTCTACGAGTAATAGCACCGAGGTTCGGTGGTGCGCCTAAGAAATATACTTCACCCGGATCAAGAACCTTTAATGTTTCGTATCTGAAACCGTCGGTATGAATTTGGGTTCCTAAAATATTTCCAAGGTAACCATTCGATACGATCTCATGCTTAGAGACCGGATCAAACCAAGTGCTAAACTCTGTGTCTGCAATGATATCTGGCCACAGGTCGAAAGCAATAATCGCCATGTGAACAGGAATGCCCCAACGCATTACTTGGTTCTGCATACTTGCATATACAGTAGGAGTAAATGTGTTGAAAAGGAAACTGTCATTGTACACTGTGTGAGAAGCATCAACTAAACGCTTCCAAACAAGGTCTTGCTGACGTTGAATTTGCTCAAGGCCATCTTGAAACTTGTCGTCAAGTAAGTCACCACTTGCTTGCTCAATTTCAGCATCCTCAATCAAAATACGACCTACAAGGTAATACTCAGGTGGGTAAACATAAAATTGACGAACTTGTGAAGCAACAACTTCTGGGTTACGTGTAGCGAAGAAAGCGATAACATCTTTTTTACGAATTCTGATGCGACCAACTTCACCTTTAGAGAGAGGTTTGTGAATAAGAGTCTTAGCTGCGAAAGCCTCACGACCCATAGTTTCAAAAACTTCATCACCAATTACTTCACCAAGAGCTTGCCATGCTTGACCGTCTTTGTCTTGAACAGCAGCAGTTACCAACTCAGAACGTCTTTGCAGAATTTCTGTTTGATTAACCATTTGCTTTTCGTACTGACCACCGGTTACTGCTTTTTGAAGAGCAGAAATAGCATTGATAAGTTCTTTTTTAGAACCAGCGTTGATGTCACCTTCATTGCTTGATAGACGGGAATTAGCATAAGCTAACTTTCCGCTTCGGGTGAAGTATGGCGTAGGGCCATCACCCATTTCGTTTTGGGTCTTTGCATGGACCCAAACCTTTTTACCTGTATATGGATTACTCATTGTAATTAACCTTTATTTATACATTTATAGTTTATTGCTCTATTACTGTTATAGTCTTTCGGGCTTATTCATTTTTAATATGACTGCAAAATATAGACTGTGGTGGTCATGCCCTCATGAACCGTTAGTATTAATATAAGAGTGTTTTCATTTTTTTTATTTTTAGGGTTATGTTGTGTATGTAAGGGAGCAACACAGAGAGTTTGATTATTGTATTAGTTTTAATAAAATAATTTGACGCAAACTATATAGATGCTGTAGAGAAATTTCATTTTCGAGGTTATAGTTGTCTTATAATGTTTTTGTGAGGTAAATATATGGATACTAAAAAGGGCCGAGACTATAAGGGATATTCAAAAAAGGGGTTACTTATGGGTGTACTAAGTAGGCTGGTTGAAGCTGATACAAATCCTGCTATAGACAAATTTGTTCAGGAGCAATTTGAGCAATTGATGAAAAGTCCAAAGTTCCACGAGTTAATTGAAAGAGTTTCGTATCAGAGTGACATGCCAAAGGACAAGGCATTAAAAACTGTAATGGAGAAGATCGCTAGTCATGCCGATGATATTAAAAAATCTAAAAAGAAATCAGCCGCACAGTTGGAGTTAATACTTCGCTAATTTGGGATGATTGCAATAAATTATCTCCCCTACCTTTAATAGAACATCTGGATCAAAATAGTAATTGTTAGCAATTTGTCTAGGGATGAAGTTCGAGTTATCTACAACATCTTTAAACACATTATATACCATCTCAGTACAGTAGATCTCATTTACGCTATTATCTAATCTTTCTTCCCAATCATACTTGATTTGACCTGCTCTGTTTTTGAGATCCTCAATTCTTGTCTGAATTGTTTCATCACTACTAGGCTTAACAGGGATCTTTACAATAGCTAAGTAGTCTACTTCTTTTAGGTGGGCCAGTAGAGATTGGTATTGGAACCCTGCGTGGTTAACATGCATAGCTTTGGTGTTCCTATCCCCATCCAAAAACACAAGCCCACCGTGGCTAAAAAACCCCTCTTGGTTGTGTGTAGTGCGTACAAGTAGTTTAATCATGAGAGATGAGAGTGTACGACTATCTGTGGATATGAATGCATAGTACTGGTTAGGCTCAAGCCTATCTATAATAGTAAAGTAATCATCAATAGGAAATGCAAGATATCCGAAGGGTCGGATATTAGTTACCGCACATATCTTTCCCATTTTTTTCCAGAATTTTGTAGTTAGGAACCAATGAACAAATTTCCCTAATAGGTAGTTAAACATGGTTGATCCTTTATTGATGTTGTTAAAAACAACTCAAAACCCTCAACTGACGAATAACATCTCTATATTCATCTACAGTTGAAGGTCTTTCAAAAAAGCACCTTTGGTTTAATTTTCTAAATAAAATTTGATTGCTTAATACTTGTGCATTGAATTTTTTGGCAATACTATCACAATTTTCAAGGGTAGGTTTCCACGCTAAATCTTGTAGCCAAAGAATTTTTTTTCTAGATTCTTTGACGGTCGCTTGGGTGTTTACTATTTCATTAAGTGTATATGGTTTACCACGATATATAACGGCATCACCTGTTTGTGGTGTCCAAAAATTTATTAGATACTTCTCTGCATCTGTCAGGTATATATGTGGCTCGGCTTTCAAATTTTTCATACAATAATCTTATTTAAAATTTCTCGCCATTCGCTTTCTCTCTCTTTCCATAAATCTAACCATGTGACGTTTTCTTTGACTGGCAAATTACATTGAATTTTTGATATGAGGGGTCTACTGGAATCGACACCTGCATGTTTTATGATGCACTCCAAGATAAGAGAACCCCATCCATATACCGGGGTACTATCGAGAGGGGCCACATTGTAAAGTGTAGTTTTTGCATAATCTATATCGTTCAGATTATCTAATATAATTTTAGCTAACCAATCTGTCGGTGTTGGTGTTATTTGATTTGCTGGTAAAGAAATTTCATTTTTTAAAGAATTCTTTTTTAGTTTATAGGGAAAACATTTTTGCGGTTTATGTGTGCCATATAGGCTACCTATTCGATAAATGAAAGTTTTAGGTCTTTGTAATAAAAATAATGCCTGTTCCATTGTATCTTTACTCACAGCATACAAGCTCATATTAGCTTCTTTTTCTACAACATAATCTGTAGAAAATGTGTGCAGTGTAGTGCTGCTGTGTAGATTTTGAGCTAATTCCATAGGTAGTTTTATATGAAGATCAACAAAAGGTATAAAGTTAGCTTTAGCTTGCTCTACAGATCCTGCACCTACTGTTACCCATACATGATCGGGTATCTCATCATAGATTGATTGAAGGCTCGTAGGATACCGCCAACCATTGCTTACAGAGAAAATCTTTATATCGTGACCACGTTTTAATAACTCTGTTGCAATACTATTCCCAAGGTTTCCATTTCCGACTATAACGTGTTTCATCTTATAACCTCATTGTTTAGACAACCGTTTTTAATTTCTCTTTGATAACCCTAAGTTCTTCTTTGTTAAAATTCCATTTCAAGAGTGATCCCCAACTTAACCCTATTTCGAAATCGACTTCAAGGGGTAAATTAAAATTGATATCGAAAACCTCTGCCATATAGTCCATAACTCCTGTTGTGAACCAATAATCAGCTTGCTCTAATGCTTCTTCAAGATCATTATATGGGACTTGAAATACACAGGAGTCATGCACAGCATTACAGATCTTCCAGAGTTTATTATAGTCTCGGATATATTTGTTAAAGAGAGCACCACCGCACATACCATAATCACTAGCTACCCCTTGAATGGGGCTGTTAACACTTTGGCGTAGTGCGGAGCCTATTTCGCCTTTGTAATCAGATGGCACTAGATTGTCTGAAAAATTCCCTTGGGCATCCTTAAATAAATTAAATATAGGAAATCTTCTTCTTCTTCCGTTAGCTGTTTCAACATATCCATATTGTTGAGCCATCCGTTCCGTTTTTCTTTTCCATTGGGCTATTTGTGGGTATCGTTCATAGAATAGATTAAACCACCTATCTACTTCTTCTATTGATTTATTCATAGACTCTGCGACAGCTTTGATACTGCTACCATAAAGGATGGCAAAAATAACAGCTTTACTTATTTGCCTCTCATCTTTAGTTACATTTTCTAGGGGTTTATCAAATACCATACTAGCTGTTTGCTTATGTATATCTCCATATGTTTCTGCTTTTAACAAAAGTTCTTCACTTGGGTTTAATCTATATTCTTCCATATATTGTTTGCCTTGCTTGATAGCTTTGGCAAGGTTATCGTCCTGTGCAAGTATCCCCACCCAACGTATCTCATTCGCTTTGTAGTCTAGTTGGACAAGGTAATGACCGGGTAGTGCTCTAAAGATATCTTTAATAGATTTCTTAGCTGGTGTATCACTACGAGGTATGTTTTGTAAGTTAGGGTCATCCGAAGATGCTCTACCTGTAACAGTCCCAATTAAATTAAAGTTGGGTCTTATACAACAATCAGTATTAGAATCTAATGTTTCTTTTTGAGGATCAATTCTATCATATAGAGTAGTGACAAATGTATCATAGAGATGTCTCATACTCGACCATTCCATATAATGCTTTACTAAAGGGTGGTCTTTATGTGTTTTCTGCCAGTCTTTGTCTACAGAGGCTAATCCTGATTTCCCTATCTTACCTGTCGGGAGTCCACAGACATTGAAGAAAAGAGCTTGGGGGTGTCCTTGTTTTGAAAAATCAAATACCCATGGTTTTTTACCGAGGATATTCAATCTAGGATTCTTTTGTGTTAGTAGTAGTTCATTTGCTCTTTGTGCTTCAGGGATATTCTTTAAATCAGCAACAATATCATCAATAGCCTTGAGCATTAAAGAATCTCGTTGAGTAAGTTTTTTTAGATTATCCTTATCTACATAAAAGCCATTTTGTTCGATATTACTAAATAATAGTATGAGTGGGGTATAATGGTAGTACATCAGATTCAAAAACTGTCGGATAAAGTTCTGTTCTTTCGCATCCTCAATTAAAGACAACCCTAATCTCTTTGTTACGATGGTATCCATACCACCGTACTCAGCTAGTTGTTGTAAGTCCAATTGATAAAGATTTCCCTCACTTCGTACATCAAGTATTCCTTTATTATATCCATCGAAATTCAGGTAGTCTAAAGCAAGTTGTTTCAAACTAAAAATGCCGTATTTAAAATCAGCGACTCTCTCAGCCCTGTTTTCATCTAACATAAAAGCACCTACCATGGTATCAAACATAGGTGCAGATAGGAGAGGGGTACCTATAACAGATGAAAGAACATTGCATTCAAATTTAAGGTTGTGACCTATCCAAGATCTAATTTTATTTGGGTGTCTAAATAGGTCATAGAGATGTGTTCGCAATATTTCGATTTCATCTGGCAGAAAAGGGCTATCTTTATGGTTATACGGGATAACAGTGCTGCTGTTAAGCGTTTCACTAAACTGAAGTGTTGCTATTTTATTACCGTATCGTTTGTTTAGGTTATGTGTTTCAATGTCAAATGAAATATCATTGTGTGTATTTTTCAGGGATTCAATATACTCGATGGCTTCATTGAGATTCTTTACTACGTAAATTTGGCTTGCTAGGTTGTTGTCAGGTTCAAAAATTTTATTTGATAAAACCGCTTTTAATTGTTTTTGCCAACTTTTTTTACTTGATGGATTTTTTAACACAGAGGTTATGCTCGGTAGAAATCTTACCGTACATCCTGAGTAATCTCGATAAGAGTTTTGAAGTTGGAGCATACTCTTTTTTTCATTTGGTATGAGGGCTTCTTTTACAGCATTCCCTAAAAATATTAAAAGTTTAGGCCGTAGTTTTTGGATGTCATTATTTAGAAATTTCAGACAATTTTCTAAAATGGATTTTTTTTGTGGGTGATTATTTAGTGGTTGAGATTTTAACCAACGTAATTCCTTCTCAGGAAGGTTTTTAACTAATGTATCTGGCTGGTTTGCATAATATTTTGACTTACTTAAATCAACAGGCCAACCTCGTACAAGGTAGGTATAGGCAATGCTTTTGTCTGGACATACTTCTTGAAGAACATCATCCAGTAATTTTTTTTCAGGGCCAATAAATGCTAAGGGGTTTAACATTTCTTTACTCGAAGGAGAGTCTGAAATAAACATCACATCCACAGGGTCGGCAGTAGTATGAAAAATACTTCTGTCAATTCTTGTTGCTGTTCGATTACATGAATTATTTAACGGGCAGTTGTATATGTCACAATGAACATATGATCTTTCCAGAACCATATAGCATCCCTGTATTCAAGTTTAAAGCTAACTTAGATTACCATTCTTTCTCACAAAAAAACAAAAAAATCAAAATCATTATTATTTTAATAGCATCGAGGTCATGAAGGTGGATGACCTAGTCAGTTCTCGATCCACGATTTTTTGAATGTTAGCGAAACGGGAACAACATGGTGAAAGGGACATAGTGTCTCACAAGATAATTTCATGGTGGAAATATAACCCACTATTACAAAAACCCACATCACTGAATCCTGTTGTGCCTTGGGGTTGGTATTGGTACTACGGTCCAGACCCGGCATCAGGTTGTAGTTATGGTCAATATCATGATGATGAGTATGATTTTGATATGATTACAGCTAAAGATCAGATTGTCTATTCACCTGCAACGGGTAAACCGATGCAATTTGTAGACATGGTTCCAAAAGAAGAATTTGATGAAAAACTTTCTAAGGTAACTGGAAAGCAATTCGCTGGCTGTAAAGCCACATGTACTTCTTGTAAAGCCGAATCAGTATCTGATTATGATTTATCTGAACTTGATGAAGTGCATTGTGTGAAATGCGGTGACGAGTGTGAAATTTCTACTATGGATAAAAACACAATTAAAGGGGCAAAGACCATGACTAAAGAGAATGCTACAGAACAAAGAGTACAAAATTTAAAACGCAGGATTAGAGCTAATATTCTTAAGAAAAGAAAATCTGAAGCTGCCAACGAAAAAAGAGTTCAATTAGAAGATGAACTACGCAAAAAAAGAGCATTAGCAAATAAACTGCGAAACAATAAAAAAATCAAAGCAGAAGAGGAAGCTAAAAAAGAAGATGATGAGGATGAGTTAATTTCCTTAGACACAATCATGGAAGCTATGGAAGATGAAGAAGCTCCTGCTGAAGAACTTTCTGATGAATCTCTCTTAGAGGGTGAAGAAGAGGAAGTTTGTGAGGATGATGAAGTCTGTGCTGAAGATGAGAGTGCAGAACCTGCTGAAGATGAAGAATTAGATTTCAGCGACGAGTCAGAAGAAGCTCCTGAACTTGAATTAGATGTTGAAGATAATGGCGAAGAAGTGGAATTAGATGTAGATTTAGAGGGCGGTGAGCCTAACGCTGATAGCGATGAATATTATGACTTAGACATGGTATTGTCGATGATTAATAAGAAAGCTAAAGCAGCTAAAGCCAAACCCAAGGCAAAGGCGAAAGTCAAAGCTAAGAAAAAAGTAAAAGCTGAAGAAGAGTTGGCAGATAAGGTAGAAGAAGAAGCTGTTGATGATGAAGCTGCTCTTGAGAATGAAGAAAAAGATAAAGAGAACGAGAAAGAAGTTTCGTTATTAGACGAGTCTTGTGATGGTGAGCCTTGTGATAAGGAAGAACCAGTAGCACCTAAAGAAGAATTAGAGGCTATGAAGTTTGAACCTCTTGCTGCGTTAGCACATCTTAAAGATCTTCGCAAAGAAGATATTGACATGACTCTTTATAATGAAGAGAGTGCAAACCCTACGTGGAATGTCACTGTAGCTGGTATCCCAACAGCACGAATTGAACTCAGAAAACAGTCTGCTGCTGATGAAATCAGGGCTGTATTTTGCAGTGAAGATTATGCTAAGGACTTAATGGTTCATTGTGAGAAAACCGGTTTTATTCAAACAATGAATAAAGTTAAAGCAGAGTTCTGGTCTAACTATACAAGCAACAAGAAAATTGCAAATCGTTTCAAACAAGAAGCAAAAGCATCTTTTGAAAATGATCGCAAAAGATTACTTGCTTCTTATCGACAAGAGTACAGAAACTGCATTAACATTGTTTCTGCTGGAATGAGCAAAAACTTTTATCCTGACATGGGCAATGCACTCAAAGAAAATCTTTTTGCTAACCTGCGTACTGTCGGCTTGCCAGAGCAAACAGCTATTTCGGTTGTAGAAAAATCTTTTGCTGAAGGTTCTGCACAATACTTTGAGGCTTTATTTGAAAAAGCAGAAGAGTATATGAACTTGACTCCAGATTCTCGTAAAGAAATTGCTGCCGCTATTTCTCATGGATCTCACTTAGAGCATACTGCTTCTTTGCATGAAGTAGCACCTGCTACACTAGGTGACAGAGTAGCACAAGCAAGCACTATTGCTAATACATTCAACGGAGCACCTTCAATGCGTGTTTCGAATGATGTTGTATTAGATAGCAATGCTTACAAAGCACAACTCCGAAGCGTATGGCGTAACCGTTAATCTAACGGGAAGGGGGTTCTAAAACCCCCTTTTTTTATTCCCCTCAATGTGATATACTTTTCAATTCAAACGTAAAACTAATACTTTGAGGTTGTTATGCCTATGCCTACTATACCTGTTCTTTCAATTGTTGGTTTGAATATTGAGAATATGACAAAGGATTATATAAAGCAGTTGATGCATGATGTGTTGTCAAAAAAAACCCTTCCGTTATCAATAAAAATTTTACAAGACCCTACAAATAAGTTTGATCCTAATGCTATCAAAGTTTTTATTAATGAATATCCTGTAGGTTTCATAGCTAAAAGCGACCAAGTTTTTTTTAATTTCGATTACTATGTAAGCTATTCAGGACATATTGTATCGTGGGGTGTACTGAAGGATACTTCTGTGTATGTGTATCTTCAGCCAATAGGAGTTCCTAAAAATGGATGAACTGTTTGAAGAAAGCTATTTGACTATGATGATAGATTGGGGTGGTTTGGTACACACTGAAGATGGCAGTTATTATATAGATAAAAATATATCGCCAGATGTTTTGTGTTTTGAAAAATGGTATCTGAAATTTCCTGCTAATAAAATGTGGCTACCTAAGATGTTAGCAGGAAAAGCATTGAAAAATTTAAATGAATATATGCTTCTTACGGATTATGACAGTCATAAGATGAGAGAAATTTTACTTAAGGAAATTGCTTTTGAATATACATTCATAAAATCTTCTGGAGATTTGGATTCGTTATTTGCTTCTCTCAATTGATATGATTCCAGCCTTATTTTTGTAGTATGGATTATTTACTACTTGTTAAAACTAAAAAGACTATTTCATATAGAAAAATACCTTATAGGTATTTGAGGTGTATGTATGCACTACGATACCGTAAGAAAAAATATATGTTTTTTCGAAGATATTCCGCACCTTTCCTAAAAAGAAAACAAAGTAATTCTAACAAATCGTGGCTAGTTCAGGATTTTGGTGGGTTACTTGAAAGCATAGATAGGTATCAACCTAGTTATATAAAATATTTTCTAATAATAGAAAAACCCCTCTAGAAAGAGGGGCGATTCTCATCCATGAGAATATTACCTTGTTGATCTTAGGTCACAGGTGGTGTGCTTTGAGCAGTTTTTACTAGCTGCTGAATGCTGGAAACGGCAGCGGCTAATTGAGCAATCGATTGGCCAAGTAAATGCCCTTGCGATTGTGGGTCAACTCCTGTACCCATCTTAACGACAGAGCTTGCCTCTGCCATATCAGGCTCTGCCAAATCTTTTGCTCCCCTGATAATAAGAGAATCTAACGCACCATTCAAACGAGCAGAACCTCTTACAAGGTTTTCATTCATTTGTTTGCTGATGATTCTGTTATCTTCCATCATGCTTTGGAAGTGCAATGTAGGGAATTCACCGAGGTTTTTGAAGTTTGTGTTTGCAACAGCATCAACTACTGCCGACTCTAAAGTTTGTGCCATATCATATACTCCTATTAGTTAGTTCAGTCTGACTACTACTTAAAAATATAAGCGTGTGTTGCATTTTTGTTTTGGCTGTGGTTGACTAAAGATATAAAAAAATGTAGTACACTTTGGATTTTTTATGTATATCTTTGTATTTATTGTTTTTTTATAAGTTCGGTTATTATGGCTTGTGCTTTACATTTTTTAAATACAAGCTATAAATCAAGATTAACGATCACTGGGGGTGAGAATATGTTCGGAAATAATAAGGTAAAGGAATTAGAAAATAAGATTCTGTTGCTAGAAAATGAATTGCAACGGGAGCGACAGAATAATGAGATAAGGCGTTTAGATTCTCTTTTAGATTTTTTTAAAAAGCAAGTCACACCGGCCAGAGAGGCGCACAAAGATCCAATTGATTTTTCGATAGACGATTTACCAACATCAAGAACAGAAGAACCAAAAATTGATGAGGTGCTAATTTCAAAAGAATACGCACATAAGATTGATGATCTGCACAATATAGATTTTTCTACAAAAGAAGATCTCAGTAGACTATACAATAAAATATCCGATTTAGTAAAAAAAGATCTCAAGCCAACCATAGAATCAAATCCCGAAAAAACTTTAGCAATTCTTCTTTCCCATTTCGATAAAACAATCAATAGCGGTAGTTGATATTGCCGCTAGGTCCATCCTTCTAAATCAGCCTGTACTATAAAACCCTTTAGCAATTCTTCTTTTCCCTTTTGATAAAACACCCAATAGTAGCGGCAGTTGACATTGCCGCTAGTTCCATTCTTCTAAATCAGCCTGTACTACAAAATTCCATTTCATCGTTATTTTTAAAATAGAGACAGATGTACTACATATTCTGCCAATCGATTTGTAGTGCATGGTTAAGTTAACTATAGAAAATCGATTTAGGAGGTTTTATGGGTGAGAAATTAGAACCAGTAGTAGTGGATGCGGTCGCAAACACAAATTTCAAAAATCTTAGTGAATTCCCTACGTTACACTTCCAGAGCATGATGGAAGATAACAGGATTATCAGTAAGCAAATGAATGAGAACTTAGTACGTGGTAGCGCAAGACTTAATGGAGCACTTGATTCATTGCTAGTTCGAGGAGTCAAGGATATAGCAGAACCCGATATGGGAGAGGCAAGCTCTGTCGTTAAGATGGGTACTGGAGTCGATGTTCAATCACAAGGACATTTGCTTGGTCAGTCTATTGCTCAATTAGCCGCTGCTGTTTCCAGCATTCAGCAGCTAATAAAAACTGCTCAAACCACACCGCCAGTTTATACACCTACTAAATAATTTTTAGGTGTTAGATTCGGTAAGAGAAAGCCTTGAAGAAATTCAAGGCTTTTTTTTATATGTTGGCAAAGTTAATGATAGTAACCAACTCTGTAATTGCAGAGTAATCTACCGCCCACCCATTCGTATTCAATGTTAATGTTATCTGTCCTGTACCTGTTGCTGGTTTTGTCAATTCAATTGAATACCCGTCTCTTATTTTCAGGAGTGTCGTATCTTCTGAAATATAATCACCATAGGCATACAGACCCGGAATCAATCCACTAGTAGTTTCAATTTTAGTGATAGTGTTCTTATTGGCTGTAGCATATCCACCAATAGTTTGGTTGTATTTAGTTCTAATAGCATTAGCTGCCATTATACTTATGTAGTTCCCATAATTGCTTGAGGGTAAACTAGATTTGAACATAATGACATCAAATGTATCGATAGCTAGGGTATTTGGATCAACATACATTTGATCGTTGCTATCTACCAGATAAGATGTAAGGGTAATACTCACATCATTTGGAATTTTTTCTAGCTTGCAGGTTGAATATTTATACTTGAAAAGTATCGTCATAGTTACCTCTTATATCATACCTAATTCATTAGCAGCATGGGCCATGTTGATAGCATCTGCTATATTATTGTCTTTTATATTTATACCATAATTTTTGTTTGCAATGAGAATGGAAAGTTTTTTTTGATTTGTAACACTGACACGCTTACCTTCAATTTTCGGAACTAGCATACCACTGGCAGTAGGGGTAGCTTTTTTCTTTGCGCTCCTTACTTGTTTATTCCATTCTTGATGGTCAGGCCAATA